CAGCGTTAGCGGCCTTGAAGACAGCGTTCTCAATGTCTTCCGTGAGTGCAATAATATCCCGCTCGTAGCTCATTCAGCCACCTCCGGCCGGCTGCCAGCATCACCACCACACTTGAGGCAGTAGTTAGCGATGCTGCCGTAATCATCTGGAAAAGAGATTGAGTCCGTGATCTCGCACTCGCACTTGTCTTCATCGTCTAACCCGTACTGCTCTCTCAACTGGGCAAGCTCGTACTCGATATCGGTAACAGTCTTCCAGTAGAGTTGCGCTAAAGCTTTGTTCTCAGGAGTTATTGCTGGACTCTTAGCCCTAAGCTCCGCCGCCCTCTTGTACATATCCTCTTGGCCGGCTGCTCTGAATATAGGCTTGGAAGCTTCGGTCATCTGATCAACCGGGGTCCACGCCCAGGTGCTGCCTGACTTGTTGTTCACCTTAACGTCTGAGGCCGGAAGCACCACGTCGCACAGCGGGTGAGTCTCCTCGAAGTTCCCTTCAACCACCTGCTCTACAGCCTGCTCTTCGTTATTAGCTAACACCACACGAATGCTCAGCCACGGCTTGCCAAGCGCGTTCTTGCGCTGCTTGAGGTCCTTGGGGCCAGCTGCCTTAAAGACTGGACCAGCTTCGAAGAGCTTCTTAAGTTCTACCGCGTCATGTCCCGGTTTCATTAGAGCTCCTCGTTAGCACGAACATCGTCATAGTGAGCACGCACATAGTCGTATATGTCTAACATAGAAAAGTTATCCTCGTGTGCCCCGTAGCTTCCACGATAGTCGAACCTAACAGAGTCATTGGCTGAGTACGCCCTTAGCTCGTCAATGATCTCCGGATACTCTTCGATGAGAGCACGAAAGAAGTGGTCTGATCTATAGTTATTCCCAAGCGGCAAGCGAAAGTTGCTTACAGTAATTATGTTGTAGTCTTCCCCCGGAGCCGGCTCGATACGTATCTTAAAGTCCTTAGGGCTCCTCTTAGCCACCTCTTCTTGGCTAGCGGCCTTGAAGACTGGATTACCGGACTCAACCATGCTCTTGATAAGTGTAATGTCCTTCTCTAAGCTCACGATGTGTATTCCTCAGGGTATCCTGAATCAAGCACGTCGAAGATCTTCACGTCCTGTGCGCTGTGCATGTCATCTGAAAACAGGTCGATCTCTTCAAACCTGCTCTGGGCATCTTCCGGGCTTGCCGCTTCGATAACTGCATAGCACTTGTAGATGAAACGGTAGAGCTTAGTCCCGCGGGCCGCCCGGCGCTTATTTAGCTCCGCCTGGTCAGCTGCCTTGAAAACTGGCTTAGCTTCAGTTACACTAGCTTTGTAAGCATTAACCGCATTTACAATTAACTTTCCGTTCGCTTCCATTTCATCAGAGTCGTACTCATCCCCAAACAACTTAGCAATACGATACTTGCCATCTGCAGACTCAATGATCTTTGGAGATCTCTTAGAAATAGCCCAAGGCCTCTGAGTTGCCGTCACATTTCTACGTGCTTGTGCTTCTTCAGGGCTAGCCGCCTTAAATACAGGCTTAGCTTCCACCATCTTCTTGATCTCTGCTGCGTCTTTAGACAGGCTCATTTAGTCACCATGTTCTTTCTTCTAGTCTCCCAGCCACGTTTAGCTGAGTCACTCTTACCAAACATCGGATTGGCGCTTCCATACCGGTGAACCCCAAACATACCATTGCTTTTGCCTGACTGGTCTGGCCGATTCTCCTTCATTCCCTTCCTAGCTTTCTCTGTATGCCGTCTACCGTACATACCATTATTCTTGCCAACCCTACTCCCAGTAGAGCATCTAACCCAGCCGGCAATAATGTATTCACTAAGCATCTCAGGAGCAATCATACGTCTTTCACCAGTAGCCTTGTTACGAACATATCGATACGTTTTGCCATACCTAGGACAGTTAGACCCACTCAACTCTCCACGCTTACCCATGCAAAAACAGCACACACAATCACTAGAGTGACGAGTAAGGCCGCCGCCTCCGTCGCCACCCTCAGATATGTTGTAGAGCTTGTCTGCCCCATACGTAGCTTTGTACTTGGCTATGTGCTCTACTTCAAGCTCGTTAAGCTCATCCTTAGTTCTTGCATAAGCAATTGGCCTTGTTGTAAAAGCTTTCTTACCATATTTTTTAATTGCACGGTTTATACGCGTGCCCCCTCCGTGATACCAAGACTCAAAAGCGCCCTTATGCTTACCGACATAAAGCATCCCCGTCGCACTATTTATCGTTTCATATATGTACCCGTAGTTATTCATAGAGTCCTATCGGTAAAAATAGCACATGTTCTCTTCTGGGCTGTAGCACCAACATAAATCTTCTTGGTCGTTGTACCCCCACCGAGGGTTGTGAATGTTCTCGTGTACTTCCTCAACTTCACACATCTCGCTAAAAAGATTGCTTGTAAGCTCCATGCTCTCTCTAATAACCTCAGAGAGCTGCTCGTCTGTATAGCCGATCTCTTCTTCAGCATTGATGCTGTCGGCAACGAAGTACTTCTTCCTGGATTCGATGAGTTCTTTTAATAGTTCCGCGTACATAATTATTCCTATTTTATTCAGCAACGTAAGTGGCATCGACTGTAACAACGCCATCCGGAGTTATTCTTAAAAACTTATACGTAATGTCTGACGGCATTTCATTCCCAACTAAAGAATCAAGGTGTTCGTTAAGCTCGTTCACATCCACAAGATTCCAAAGATCAAACTTAAACCTGTGCGTCTTAAAGGGATTGGGTCTCTTAGCCACTTCTTCCCTACTAGCTGCTTTGAACACAGGCTTAGCTTCAACAAGTTTCTTTATCTCTGAGACATCTTTAGATAGGCTCATATCACCACACAACCTTATCCATGTTTTCTAAGTCATACTCGTAACACTCGCCGCAGCTGGTCGCACTGCGATCGCCTGTCTCGTCGACACCACAATACCCGTCAACAAACTTGCCGTCCTTGAGCTTAGCGTTTTCTGTAGCCCATTCGTAAGTACACGAGAGAGACGTCGGAACAGCCTCGCAGACGTTGCACCACACCTTGCCTTCTGCTAACGCCTTCTGCTTCGCTGAGGACATCACACTCTTACGCTTATCCATATCCTCTGGCCCGGCAGCTTTGAAGACTGGACTTGCCTCAAACATTCTCTTAAGTGATGTCACTGCTTCGTGTAAGCTCATAATGCTATAGCTCCGAGTTCTTTCAGCTCCTGCTTAGCCGTCTCTTCAGGAATAACAGTGTTATCTTCCGAGTAATACTCTATGTCGGTTGAATCGGCATCAGGAGGAGGAATACTTACTACCATTCGCTTGCCTGATCTTTTGTTAAAGACAATGTAAAATGAATAGCCAAGTGCGTAATATCTAGAGAACGTATTCCTTGACGCGTCAGGGCTTGAGATTTCCCACTTAGTACCCTTGCCGTACTCGATCGCAAGTTCCTTAGACTCAAGCTCAACAACCCTCACATCAGCAGTATCCAGTACGACCCAGGACTTGTAGATCTCCCGACGCGCCACAACCTCTTCCGGGTCGGCCGCTCTAAACACCCAGTTCGCTTCAAACATCTTCTTAAGTGATGTCACTGCTTCGTATAGATTCATGCAGGAACTCCATATTTAGCCGCCATCTTTTTAAAATTAGCGGGAATCATTCGTTCGTCCCACAGTGTCACCTTACTGCCACCATCAGCAGGCGGCTGAAGCATCAAGTATTTATGATCATCAATCTTTGAAAACCAGTAATATATGTTGTATCCGCTCATTCCGTAGTAATTACCAAATTGATTATCGGAAGGAGCGGCCACAAACCATTCAGTACCCTTACCGAGCTCGATCGCAGTATCCACATCATCTATGTAGTAGATTTTTATCTTAGGCGAGTCATACACTACACTGGCTTCACCTATTGTGAACTCTTTTGGAGCATACTTATCAAACATCCCAGCTAAATCACTAGCAGACAACCCTAGTTGACTAAGGATGGTATCTACCCCCCTGTCATTGCGGTAATAGCCACGGTCTTCCTTTGTCCATAATATCCATTCATACCTAGGCGTGCTAGATGGATCCTCGTGCCCAAACACGCGAGGTGAAAGCAACCTGTAGGATACCGCAAACTTGTCTGATTCCTCATTAGTAGGATTCTTAGCTAAAATGTAATAGAGCCTCTTGTTTGCAGTATGGTAGTTACTAAACAGATTGCCTCTTCCCATAGCGGCCGTGCACCACTTAGACCCTCTTCCATAGTAAATAGCTTCGTTCTTATCACGGGGTTCAATAATCACAACCTTGTCATTGTCAAGTCTCACAATATCTGCTGGGATCTTACCAATCTCTTTAGACCCTTTCCTAAGAGAAGATCCGGTAAATATACCTTGGGAATCCTCCACTGCTTTCTCCACATCTTGGATGCTTTTATAAGAATATATATCGCTATTCTTAATAATCCCCCGAAAAGCCAAGTCGTGGAACTGCCGGATAATATCGAACTTTCCTAACTCGGGTGTGGTAATGTATTGCCTGCACATCCACACAAGGTACTTCTTCTGACTGGTCGGATCTTTCTCAGAAAGCTGCTCAAATGCATCCTCAGCAATCTTCCCCAAGTCAACAAACGTACGTTTAGCGTCTGCATACCCTTCATGCAGCTGAGCCATCACCTGAGTAACGTCGTTTTCTAAGCTCATCAATCACCAATCATTCAGCTTGTCTATTATTTGCTTCTCATTCACTAAATTACCCTGGTAGCAGTCAACGCAGACAATGTAGTTAGGCTCCTGAACGTTCACCTCTCCCAAGCTAGCGATGGACTTGCCATCGTCTTTAAGCCGTACCTTCTGATTAGCTATACCAAACTCAACCATAAGCGCTCTAGGAACCTTCATGCAGTCATTGCACCATACCTTGCCCTCGGCAATAGCGGCCTTCTTCTCAGCGGCTATAGGTCCCATGCGCCTGGTTAGTTCATCACCACCAGCAGCCTTGAAGACGTTGTCAGCTTCCATGATCTTCTTGAGTGATGTAATGTCTTTTTCCAGGCTCATTGAAAAATCTTCTCCAAGTGATCAACATCCACATTCCTAAGTCCCTTACCATCCTGGAACTTGATGTCGGCCCTGACATCGTGCACTACCCAGTTAGTCCCGTAAGTATTTGTGCGCATGTCAGTAACTTTGCAAAACCTGCGGTAGTACTTGCTTGATGGATTTCCGCCCATGTACATTGCTGTGTCCCCAACCTGAATCTTTGACTCAGGACGCTTAGCTACATCTTCTGGACTTGCTGCTTTGAACACTTCCTCAGCCGCTTCATTCGTCACAGGAGTCAGGTAATCCTCAGTAGTCCACCTAAAGAAAATAAATGGGTGCACGAACTTAACTTCGTAACGGTAAAGCACCCCGCCTGTTGAGTCTTCAACAGGGCGATACATCGCTATCGTTCCAATGCGCCCATCCAAGTAATCATCAATGCCGCGTATTGAAGTGTGGTAGACAACCCGCTGACCATTTTGGAACTTAGGCTGCTTGATCCCACGCCTTGCAAGCTCTTCCTGGTTAGCAGCCTTAAATACTGGCTTGTTGACTGACTGATGCTTGTAGTCCGTTCCGCTAAGAGTCTCGTGGCTGATCAGATTCTCATCCCCTGCGTTAGGCATCACACCCGCCTCTTCGATCTTCTCGCCGCGAGCATGTATCGTAGCCGCGATCCAGTCCATGATCGTATCCATGCACTGTGCGCCTATTGCTGACCTGTTCTCATCCCCACCGTGCAGTACTAGACCCACCCCGCGACAGCCCACCCTGCGGTAATGTCCAATCCTCTCATCCTTCCCAAAGATTGTGCTTACGTAATACCCGCCGTGGTAGCCATTGTCGAACTCAACTGTCCACTTAGGAGCATCTGAGTCTGACCAGTCCGACCGGCGCTTGTATAGTAAAACGTCCACGTTCCTCTTGTACTCAGCGTCGTAGAAAGACTTGCTTACTTCCCCCGTCTTCCGGTCCAGATCTTCCCTGCGCTTGGCCACATCCTCAGCGCTAGCCGCTTTGAACACATGATCAGCCTCAAAGATACTCTTTAGGTCCGCAGTCATCCTGCCTACGTTCTTAACTGACTCGTTGTGGACAGGCTCATTATCTTCAGCGTTGTCTCTGTAGACATAAGTACCCTTCTTCTCGTCGTATACATACTCATCCGCGCCATACCCCTTAACATCAAACGCTAGCTCATAGGCTTCCTTGCTTCCTTCCTCTATGCCAGCGTTGTAGGTCTCACTGCCTCCACGATACTCGAGCTCCCCGCAGTTCTGGCCAAAGTCCTCGTCAGCATACCTAACTTTGATAGTGACATCCGGGAACTTCTCGCTAAGTGCTCTAAAGATAGCGTAAGGAGCCCCCCAAGCAGTATCAAACCGCATCGTATGGTCATCTACCTTCTCTTGGCTGTAGGCATTCCACTTAGTGTCCCAATGCTCAATGTTCCAGTTGTACCATCCCTGGTTCCTATATGCCTTCGTCTTAGGAGCCGGGATGATCTTGTCGAAGTCAATCTCGTGGATGTCTACTTTTCTGCGGGCCACCTCTTCTTCAGAGGCCGCAGCAAATACCACACCAGCCTTGCGAGCCGGAAGTGGCTTACTGGCAAGCGTTGGGTCCACAGGAGAGATGGCAGCAAAGATCTCTTTTACTCTCTTGGTAGGGCCTTCTATGGTGAGTATGTTCGTTACGTGATTAGGCATCTACTTCTTGTCCTCATTGGCTTTCATAACGTTAAGGCTAAGCTCCTTAAACGCCTTCTGAAGATCCGCATGATCTCCCACAGCGGTTAACTTGCACTCTAGTGGGTTCTTCTTGTCGTCGTACTTCGTAACTTCAAATGTCAGCTCTCTTACAGCCATTATTTCCCCCTATCCGGACAGTCTGTCCTAGGGCAACTGCCGCACCTCTTGGAATCGTGAATACAGGACACTACTTTGTCCCTTCGTTCAGGGAGGTAACGTTAATGGGAGCATCCTTCCACTGGCTCTCCCACAACTGTCCTGTCTTGTGGTTTGGAAGGGGCGAGCTCAAGTCACTGATTCGTAGCGACTCCTTACTTTCTCTAAATGGGTTGGTTGCCTCTTGCTCCTCTTCTCCACCTTCAGCTGCTGGCTCTTCTACACCAGGTACAGGAACATCTCTATGGTCTCCCTGTATGGCCTTAGCATCACCCTTCAGGTACAAGGTGTCTAAGTCAAGGTCTGACAGCTTAAAGAACTTCTCATTGAAGTACGTAAGGAGCTCTTTCTTGTTGAGGTCTACTCCAACCATATCCTGAAGCATGTCGTACAAACCGCGGGTGGCATCCACAGACTTCCCTAGTGCGTCCTGGAGCTCTACCTCTTCTGCACTGGAAGATTGCGACATGTGGATCTGGAAAAGGTCTAGGTCAGGATCGAGGCCTTGCCAAGCAAGGTGTATCTGTGCCATCCTGGTGAGCCCGTTGATCAAACTTCTCTGTACTCTACGTGCTTGTCTGGCGAACCGGATGTCCATACGCTCTAAGGCTGTACCGCCTTCGAAGCCCCCACCGCCTTCACCTGAGAATCCCGCGAGGAGCTGCTTTGGGACTTTTAGAGCGGTAATCAACTGATTCTCAAGTTTATCTACGTCAGCGATCCACTTAATATCCGTATCTCCACCTAGGGTCTCTACCGTGAGGTTGTTGCTGTCTCCCCATACCGGGAATATCAAATCCTCACAACTTGCCATAGCGTTGAAGCGATCCAAGTAGCCTGGGTTGTTGGAGTCGAGATTGAGTGCTCTAGAGTTATGGACAAAAATACCACAACTCAATGCAAAGTTGTGGTTCTTCTCTGTAGAAATATCATACGTATCAACTGTATACGGCAGAACTTCTACACTTATTACTTTATGGTTGAGAACTGTGTGTTTCCGCTTAGCCCAACTAATTTTTCCGCCCAAACTTATTTTCTTCCTCGATTCAAATGTTTGTTTATGCCCGGGCTTTCCAATATGTGATAATGCAATCTTACGATTATGATCCTGACTATTTTTCTTATTCTTCCTGTGATGGTATTGAACATACGCTTGATCTGAACTTATCTTACATTCGAATGTTTCACCACAACCGCACCCACAAACCCGAGTCTCTTTAGGTGCTACTGGTTTATTGTGGTTACCCATCTTTGACTTAGACGCTTTGGCACGAACCTCGGGGCGACCCATCGGATTACTCTGTTTAACTTTATCCGATATTACTTGCATTCGACGGTCAGTTTCTTTAGTTAATCCGTCATTCCAACTTTTTCTAAAACCTAAGTCATATTGTACCTGTTGGGTCTCCGAAACACTTTTAGCATACTTTGCAACTCTTTCATCGGTTTCTTTAGTCAATCCTTTATTCCACGCTTGTATAGACCCTCGCTTAGCAATAATCTTATCCGTGAATAAGTGATGAATAGACATGTGGTCATGCTTGGTAACAATCTTCAGATTAGACGGGTCATCGTCCAGCTTGTTTTCGTTTTCGTGGTGAACTACACAATCTTTAGGAGTTTTCCCGTCTATACATTCCGAAACAAGCTTATACACCAACGGGAATTTTCCAGTCTTGGGGTTAAGAACCTGCCGTCTGCCTTCGCTGCTTACCTTAGTATACAATGGCATCAGGCTATCACCCTGAACCAAGTCCTTGGCTTCTTTGAAGCTCCCGTCCCTCATCATAAACCTGTGGTCTGGAGTGCATTCGACATACTCTTCATTGTCTAAATGAACTCTCATAACAGTAGCATCAACAACTGTCTTAGCGACATCTACAATCTTGTCAGGCTCAATAGCCTTCGTTATTGGATTAACACTGTATACGTATTTTCCAACATACTTCTCCTTATTTTCAGCCATTTCCTTAATTGTAGGATTAGTATTGTTCAACAAAGCTATTTTGGTGTCACCAACCAAGCAACGTTTGATCTCAGTCATGTACTGGTCTACCAGGTTAGCTACAGCTTCCGCGTTTGCATTATCTTCTGGGATCGTCACTTTGAAGAGGAAGCGTTGAGGACTTTTCATAATTCGCGCCATCATGATAGAGTCTTCTGCGAGCCTAAGGCGTTTCCAAATTGGGAGGGCGTCTGCGAGGATGCTTGTGCCGTACTTGGAGGTTAATCGGCGTGCATCTGGGGTCATTATACTCACCGTCCTGAACTCGCTGTTGGAAATAAACACACCCGCTGTTACTGGAAAATTGTGGTTGCCTGAAATTTCTATATCGTAAGTATCCTCTCTTTCAGTTAGCCACTCAACTATGACTACCTTGTGGTTTAGAACAGCGGCCTTCTCTAAATTCTTGGGGCTCACCTTGCATCCCTTGGCATGCCCTGCTAATCCTGGATATTTTCCTACCCATTTCTTTCCACAATATTTGCAGGTTAGTTCTTTTATCTCATTTACAGCTTCTTTTATTAGGTTTGTACAATGGTGTCTAAATGCTGGGTCTGAGTATGCTTTTTGTTGACCTTCTTTCGTCCTTTTTGCCTGCTTATCGTGATACTCTTTATCGCTCCAAACCTTCTTCGAGCCTTCTCCAATGTTTCTTTTCCACTCAGTATTTTCATTTCGCTCTTCCATAGCCCGGTTAAACTTATCTCTATAAGCAGGGTCTTCAAATCGTTCTACCGCTTTCTGACTAATTTTCTTGCCGTGCTCATCCCACAGCTCAGGATTCTCAGCTTTACTTCGTGCGACCCCATCCTTAACTGACTTTCTATGGGCCTCTTTCCATTCGGGATCCTGCCTAAGCTCATCTAAGTTATTTGCATGTATCTCCATGTGCTTAGCCTTAGTAACAACCTCTAAACACTTGGGATCATTATTCTTCTTATCAAACAACTTTCGTTCATCCCCCCAGTGGTGGACAATACTGCCTTTTGGAGTCTTACCATATGTTTGCTTGGCAACCAGCCTATGAATAAAATGCCATTCTCCATCTGCTGGGTTATATACCTGCTGGTAATCCTTAAATCTCTTTCTGGAATCTTCTCGAGTATACAACGGCATTAGGCTCTCTCCCTGGAAAAGATCCTGCGCTTCCTTGTAGCTACCATCCCTAAGCATAAACTTATGATCTGGTGTGCAGTCAATATGTTGTTCATTATCAAGATGAACACGTACCAGTTGAGCATCTAGGCGGGTTTTCTTTGCATCTACAATTTGCCCAACCTCAAGATTAAGGGTCTGCGGATTGATTGTTAGTACAGATTTTCCTTTATAGAAAGCGAGGTTCTCTGTGATTTCTTTTATGGTTGGGGTTGTATTATCTAGAAGATTTATTCGTGTATTTCCAGCTATACAATATTGTTGATCGGCGTATAGTGGCCTCCGCTTCTTGGCTCCTAAGAGTCTGAAGTGTACATGGTCCCACGGTGCTAGTAACTTACGGGTGTCTGTAGTTGCGTAGCCGAGTGGAGTCTGGAAAAACCCCACTAATCTTCCGTTGTGATCTACCCTGCTGACGTTGATTGGATGGTTATCATCGTTGACGCATATGAGTCCTACGCCTGGTTCTCCAAAACACTCTACAAAGAGATCACCGAAAGCTGCTGTAGTCCAGGCCCAATCGTATATGACTTCCTCGATGTTGATCACGTCCAGCATCTTCTCCAGCTGGTAGCGATATTCTTTATTGTCAGAAGTTACCCACACAGTTGAACCGTGTAGTGGGGAGCGCTGACAAGCTGTGTCTGCAAATGCGACACACGCCGCGCTATTGTGAACAAACACTCCGGCGGACAAAGCAAAATTGTGGAATGGCTCTATTGTTAGATCATAGACGTCTGCCACAGCGTTTAGCCTTACAACTTCTTTTACCTTGTGATTCCTAATCCCCTTATTCCACGGTGTCCCACCAACCTTAGACTCCGCCATATGCATGACGCGCTCGTCTGTCTCTTTTGTGAGCCCGACGTTCCAACGCGGCTTAGTCGCATACTTAGCAACTCTAATGTCTTCTTTTGTCAGCCCTTTGTTCCAAGCCGTCTGCCCGATCTTACCCTTATTGTGAGGAGCCCTGCCTCTCATTGCGGAGTTCCTACACTCATACGAACACGTCTTACGACGTGGATCCATCAGATCCGTGCATACAGGGCAAGGAACTTTCTTGTGATTGAACTCATAGATCCTAATGGCTTCTTCGCGGCTAACCCCATAATGGTTCTGAATGGTACGAATAGCCTGGGCGAACCTGGCTTCCTGTGGCTTCGTGTGAACTGCACTGTGGTCTTTTTTGGAGAGGATGGAGTGGTTCTCCGGAGAGTCATCTAGTTTATTTAATGCGGAGTCTTTGAAATTTGTGTAAGAGTGGTGGACATGATTACCTGTACCGCGGTTCTTGTTGAAGTATGTGTACTGGACGCTATAGTGCTTTGGCTCTGCCTGGCGTGCGTTAAATGGGTCGTAGAGCCGCCAATACCCCTTGCGGTACTCCTTATCCACATACCGGTATAGAGGCATAAGGGAGTCATCTGGCTTAAGCTGCTGGGCTTCCTTGTATGATCCGTCCCTAAGCATGAACCTATGGTCTAGTGTGCAGCGGATCTCTTCGCCGTTGTCCAAGACAACCTTCAAGATCTCCTTAGTCCCAGTCTTCCAAGCTCGTTTAATCGGGCTACGAACGATCTTCTTACCGTCTAGGTCTATCGAATAAACATGGTTTACTTTACCCTGTTCATACTCTTTAGCCAACTGCTCCATTGACACATCCCTGCCGTCAAGCAGGGCGACCTTGGTGTCACCTGTGAAGCACATGAGGGCGTGGTTAAGTGAGCGATCGACTACCTGGTAAACCGAGTTGTGAACAAATACTCCGGCAACCGTTGGAAAATTGTGGTTACGTTCTGTTGAAATATCGTAAACATCTTCACGAACAGTAAGCGTCTCAACAAATAAAACTTTGTGGTTTTTGAGCGACTTGGTTTTCTTAACCCCAGTAGTTTTTCGTCTGATAAGCTCTATTACACAATCGCGCTTACTGCACGACTGGCGATTCCCCACTTTGGTCGTAAATTCACATCCGCACACAACACACGTTTTAGTCAGGAGGGGTCTACGATATCTTTTGATATTCCAAATAGCCTTTGTTTGCTGTTCCCTGTATTCTGGACTGTTCCATAAAGCCTGTTGTGCATCTTTACGTTTTTGCAGCCAAAATGGCTTCTGTGCGTTTAGTTTGTTAGCACAGTCTCTGCACACCCTCCAGTCGCTTGTAACAATAACTGTCTTTGTAAGACCGCATCCGCCCAAACATTCTCTGGTTTCTCTGGGCTTGACCATCTTCCTATGAAGTTTCTGTAAATGCTCCTTGTGACTTACTTCGTTAAAATGTATCTTGTTGTGGTCGGACTTTGACATCCTTTCCAGACAAGATGGGTCATTGTTTACCTTATCATATTTGCACCGATCGTCTCCCTTGTGGTGCACTATCACTCCCTTAGGGCGTTTGCCGTTGAAAAACTTATCAACTAGCCAATGAACGTATGTCCACCCACCCTTCGGCTTGTAAACCATTAAATAATCTTTTAAAACTTTTGCTGGTTTCTTTAGGTACAAAGGCATCAAACTTTCCCCTTGAGCCAAGTCCTTTGCTTCCTTAAAGGTCCCATTCCTAAGCATAAACTTATGGTCTGGTGTGCAGTCAATGTGATTCTCATTGTCTAGATGAACGCGAATCATCTCTGCATTTAGGCGAGTTTTTGTTGCGGCTAATATCTTATCTGGCTCGATTTCAAGCGTGGTTGGATTAACTGAAAGAACGTACTTCCCAACATAGTCTTGGTTGTTCTCAGCCATCTCTTTGATTGTTGGAGTAGTTCCGTCTAGGAGGGAAATTCTAGTGTCCCCACGAAGGCAGCTGCGTTCGTAGATGATGAGGTTTTGGTCTGAGATGACCTGGCGGAGAGCTTCGTTGGATATCCCATACGCCTTCCACATATCCGCGTCTTCTTTGGAGGTTGCTACTTTCTTTACTTCTGGCGGGGTGACTGGGGTGCGTTCAGGAACTAACTTTTGGCGTAGAAACTTTAGGATATCCATCTTCTTGGGGGCTCCCTATTGTGTCAGTTGTTCAATGCGTGCTTGCTTCCTTGCCCACTTACGTGCCACCTTAGCCGCTTCCACGCACTCCTTACACATGCTGCGTGGCCTTCCCTGCTGGTAGGACTTGACTATTGGTGCTCCGCAGGTATCGCACTCGTCTACGTACAAGTAAGACTTACCCGCTACCTTGAGCCTTGCCTGGTTAAGTTGCTTCGTTAACTCGTCAATATTCGGCCGGATCACGTTACTTCTCTTAAACCATTTATAAAGGCCAAAAGAGCCCTTTTCTCACTGTTTTCACTTAAAAAGCCTTAGAAAACTAATCTTCGCATAACTACTCTTACCAAATAAGTATAACGGCGGACAAAAAAGATGGTACGTTTTTATAAAAAATAGTTAAAAAAACTTAATGGCAAAGAAAAAGCCGGCACCAGGAAAGATACCCTGATACCGGCTTCGTGGGGTAAAGCTAAATTGTTTTAATAAGTCTTGCACAGGTACTGACGTAAGTATTATGAGTGCTGTCTTGCGTTGGGTGGTGGCCCCTAGTACTCGTCGTCCTCGTCTTCTTCCTCAAACAGTTCATCGAAGCAACAGGCACATATAAACTTCTCGTCTTCAAGGACCGGGTGCTCTTTTATGACCGCGACCTTGAACATTATGGCGCCGCTGCTCATAAGAGTAGTTGGATCCTGGTACCCCTTAGAAACTATGTGATAGTAGGCTGTCTCGTACCCTAAGCTGCCGTCCTCGTTATCACACTCAAACGGCTCCGGACTTCCTCCGCATCTGTCACAAACGCTTGAAAGGTTCACATGTCGTCCTTTAGCCGGCAATACGCGACTATATCAAGAACTATCTTCTTACCATCTTTATCATCAAGGTACGACCGTAACGTCCTCTGAACAGCTTGTATAGCCAACTTCTTCGATTCCTCCTGTTCCAGTGGTGATATCTGCTCGTTCAACGTATCCATACAACGGCCCCAAAACTCGTGCATCCTTGCTACGCCGGCTATTCTCATTTTACATCCCTGTGCCCTCTCTTACTTGTTAGGATACCCTCATAACAGCTGGGGCATATATGGTGCTTCCAAACACCACTTCCCATAGTCCTCCCTGATATGATTGGGGGACTGAAGAGCAATGCCCATTTACCACGCCTTACCTTGTCACACAGCTTGCACTTATCCTTCATTTTCACTCGCCCTATAGTCCAACTCATCTCCCTTATCGTCCTCGTAGTCCTCCTCTTTCATCAGCTGAACCTCAAACTCTGGGTGTCTCAGCCAGGTGTTGTCTCTCTCCCAGGATTTGTCCCAAAACTCCACAACCCTCAGGTCATAGCAGTTCATCGTATCCCCTATGCATCCGTGGTTCGGCGGATCCCCGTAGTGGAGTGGTGACCATACCCCTAACTTCTTGTCCTTGACGTACTGGGACATCCTCCTCGCGAAGCTACACTCCACTCTCTTCCATGCCCAGTTAGACATCTGAACCAGGAACTTCTTATGGCAATCCTGGCAGGCAATCTCAAGCAGAATCACTTCCTGGGCGTAGATGTCAGGGCAGAGCTCCGGAGTGAACACAGCGAACCTCGGGCACCCATTCTCGTCAAACCAAACCGGCTCCAGAAGCTTCCCCTCAGAAGCCGCCATATAGATATCTTCGTAGTTGCTTTTCATGCCACAGCCTCCTTCTGCTGGTCTGCAAGGCCGGCGTCCTTCATACGCGTCTCTTTTGGAAAATAGTCCTCTTCAAACTTCCACTTGTGGTCATAAAACCCTTCGTTTAAGAAGCCCCTAAGATCTTTCAAGTCGCACACGATCTCGAGATCATCCTTAGAAAAAACGAGCGGGAAGTCCCTGTCGGCGATCGTCCTGGTCCCGTCAAGCCTGATCCGGTACTGCGGATGAAAATAACAGTGAATGGGCTCACCATGCTTAGCGTATATGTCTATCTCGAAATTGTTGTCGTAGTTAAACTCTACATGAACCTCGCCGTTACATGAAGGACACGTAAAGATCTCAAAACTCCTGTTGTTAAAGAACCCGAGGTTATCCATGCACCAACCGCACAACTCAAGAAGAACATTAGCCGCGAACTTCAGCGTCTTAACACTGACCTCTTCAGCGTTGTAGCTATCCCAGTTAGGCTCATTGCAGTCAATGACAAACGCCCCGACCCTCTTGATCTGCTCACTAAACTTCTTACGTATGAACTCCGTCTGCCAGGAGACATTTGTCATGTGAAGATTGTTATCTACGTTCATGATTTACAACCTTTCCTGTTGCCGTACCGTTTTACTGGGGATCCCGGAACACCAAAATCAGACTCCTCGTACTTCCTCCACAAGACATCCAAAAAGTCCTTGTAGTGACTCACGAATCTAACATTACTCCCATACAACTGCACATAAGCCCCGACATCCGTCATTCCGTATTTCATATCTCACCCTTCGTCTCGTAAGACTCTGTGTCAACGTTGTATGCCTCAAGCCAGAACTCATTACCATCTGAGAAAACCTTAAGCATTCCTGTATCTATAAGCTGCATCAGTGCAGTCTCGGTAGCCTCCTTAGGAAGCCTAAGATATTCGTAAAATCCGTATGTGTCACAAAACAGCTCGATAAGATTCATCATGACAGTTCTCTCAGGCTCCTTGAGCTCTCCAACGCGACATTTAGGAATTTCCAGCTTTCGGTAGCCCATAACTCTAATCCAGCACCATTCCGGTTGGCCCTTCTTTTCTGCGATTCATAATGTCTTCTAACGGCTTCTGTGAAAGTTCTGCTACGCGGCTGAAGAACGGGCACATCTCAGCTGCCGTGTGCGAGTGGGTCTCTTGAGGGTACATATACCGCCTACAAATTGGGCACATTGGAATGTCTCCTGTACTCATCTATACCTCGCCAGAAGTGCCACCGGAAGACCTCTTTTGGCGACTTATAACTGGCGTGAACCACGCCTTATCAATCCATCCGCTGATCTTACTTACCTTAATCCACTGACCTGAGGTGCCTTCAAACGAAACCTTTCGTGTCTCTAAAACTTTCATTACCTCACTCTTTAAACAGGCGTATTTCATTGCCTCCCCGGGGATCTGCTCGTCAAACGGGCACCCCACAAGCACAACCAACTCACCTACCTTTAGCTGCCTAGTCTTTTTCATTTGATTGGGCAAACTCCCTTTGAGCATTCTTCCACGTTCAAGTCCTCAGTACCGATATTTGTCTTTGTTATATCCTTGAGCCCGGCAATAAGCTCCTTATACCTGTCTTCCGTTATCTCTTCGTAAGGCGCCTGATCAAACCCATGCTCGCTGTGCAATAAGAAACTGACGCTCTTAATGTTCTCTTTGTAATGCTCCTTAAGCCACTTCTTTATTTCCGGGATCTCCTCTTTCTTGTAGTACACCGTGACACTTACAGCATTATCGGCCCACACGGTCTGCATCTGCTTTACGAGATCCAGCTGCTTGATGGCTGTCATGTCCTTTGCGAGCATAACGTCATTCCCGGCAAAGCATGGAAACTCAACTACCATAGTCGCGTGATCAACTGTCCCATCAAAGTTCGATACGTAGTCAACCTTGTATCCTCGCTTCTTGCACACATCGATCAACTTATCATCTGAGGACATGCGTACGCGCCTAATGTAATACCTGCTATAGGCCGGGTGAATACCGGGAGTAGCTCCTGCGAGAAGGCTCAAAGTGCCGCTAGGCTTAACTGTAGTGAGCTTAATGCTCTCGTTATACCCCTGCTTCTTACTCCACTCCTTGTCAAACACTCGAAGAGCCTTGTATGCTTCATTTAGCCACTCGAGCTTGTGAAATGACTGGCAGATGCCCGTGCACCCAACTCCAATACGCATGTTCTTATGGACGATCTTATTTGTCTCCTCATGGATAAAGTTAAGGTTGCAGACCGCTTTCTGCGCCTTGTATAGAAGCTTTGCGCAGTCAATCAGTTCCTCTTTAGACTGGACATTATTTAGATACAACTCAGACAGGTTGCAGCACTCCTTGTCAGCCAGTGCAATCTCAGCACATGGGTTGACCCCCTGGCAGTTGTCCTTGCGATGCTCACCCACGCGCCCGATCCTCTGAGCGAGCTTCACATTAAAGAGCCCGTAGGGCTCCCCATTACCGTGGTACCCTTCCCACACGTCGTTTGTGATATGAGTGTAGTCATCAGCAAAGATGGTATTGTTGGAAAGAGCTCTCCAGTTAGGGATGTGCCCCAAGTCCCACCTCTTTGCACGGATAAAGAGGTAATCATCCGGGTCGCCCAATGCGATCTGAGCGGATCTACGAATGTTCCCGGATACAACGATGCTCCCAATGATGTTACACACATCGAGCACATCGATCGACCGGAGCTTTTTACCCTCCCTCGACTGAAGTGTCTTCGTTATGTTTGCTATCCCCTCAACAAGAATACCCGGTCCTGACGCAGTGCCTCCGAAGCCCTGAATCTTCTCTCCGTACCCGCGAACGATTATGGTTGAGTAGCTAAAGGAACGTCCCGTTACAAAGAAAGACTTGAGCAAGCGACGCAACAACGCTACCCATCCCTCGCGACTATCCGGTACAATGAAGTCGGCGTCCTTTGTGTTTAAATGAGTAATCTTTACCCCTTCCTGAACCTTAGGAAGCTCATAAACATCTTCGCGGCTTACAGAAAACCCAACTCCTCCGCCAAGCATCAAATTCTCAAACAAAAAACAGAAGTCCTCTGGCTCGTTCATCTGCACAAACCAGCAATTCAAAAGGCCGTTGCCTCCGTACCTCTTTATACCGGAAGTCCCAAGTTGCCAAAGCATTCGGCCGGCCATATTACATCTAAGATTAAACATGTGATCAAATAGCCGTTCCGCCTCATCTTTTGTATAGCCAGCACCGATCTCCTGAGCCCCGTTGATACAACGTGCAACGGTCTCATACCACTCCTCGTTACTTCCGTCCGGATTAATACGACTATATGTCCTTTTGTATACAACATATCCAAGACCATTAAACCCAAATGGCGGGGTCTTGTCTTTGTATTTGGCTAAGAACCCGTCAGTAATTATCTTGTCAGTCATCTGTCTCATTCCTTCTCCACGGTGTCCGTGGTCTATGACTTAGTTTTACTTACGACATTATCAGGAGCAGTACCATAAATAGTGTAACTGCAATGCACACTCTGATCACAAGCCTATCCAATTCTGCTCCATCCCCGCCTGACATCAGTTGTCCTTGATGCCGTATCCGAAAACTCTTATTATGCAAAATACCACTAAGAGGTAGAGCACAACACCTACAATCAGTTTTATCATGGGTACATCATCCTATAGATCTAACATCATTGCCCTGTACTTCGGCTCGTAGTCCTCGGTACATACAGACGCATTAACAAACCTGGTGTCTCCTATCTTCTCCTCACCAAACCCCCTATGAATGTGCCCGAACACGTGGACACGCGGACTTACTTCTTGTATCTTACTAAGCAATGCCTTACAACCAACGTGGTGGTCTCCATAGGTGTGCATTACGTAGTCGCGTATTTTGTAAGGAGGTCCGTGTGTTACCAAAACATCCAACCCCTTCTGTATCCCCTCCCAGTACCTTCCTATCTTGTCCCTGTCCTCCATAAAGTGCCAGTACATGAACCTAGGTGTCATCGGAGACCCCCAAAACTTTAAACCATCCAACACACAGCCTGTGTTCTCCAAGTACACACACCCGGACTCTACTATAAGCCCCTCTACAGTGCCAAAGCCCTTCTCAAGTACCTCGTCATGATTTCCGGCAATGAACACCTTGTGCTTATGTGGCTGCTTCTTAAACCACGCTAGGAAGTTTATAAAGCTCTTGAATGAGCCATCCATAGTGACATCCCCGGCATGAACCAGAATATCCCCGTCTGGAACCTCAACGTGAGTGTGCAACCCGTGCGTGTCAGATATTGTTACTATCCGTGTCATGTCAGTACCTATGCAAGGATTGCCGTTCCGATGGACACACCAATCAACCCAGAAACCCACCCACAAAACCCTGAAAACATTACCCTAGCGATACCAAAAGCAATCCACGTTGCGTTAACTGGAGTTGCCTTAACTCCGTTAATTAACTGAACTATCCCACCAACTAGCATGACCCATACCCCAAGCCATACACCTAACGCAACACCAACCGCCACTACGGACAACCCTATTAACGTTCGCATACTACCCCCTATTTTGTTTTTAGTTTCCGATCTCATTTTTTACCTTAGCTATAACCTTTGCCAATCTCCTGGAAACAGCCCGTCGGCTAACACCGATAACCTCACCCATCTCAAAAAAAGACATACCTTTTTCAAATCGAAGCGACAGCAGCTCCCGCTCCTTAACAGATAGATACGGAGCATTAAAAATAAAGTGTGCCTCGAGTGCGTCATCAGATGGCCTGGTCACAACGGGCGCGTTCTCCAGGAGCCCCACAGGCTCCTCCGTCTTTATCGTAATGTACTTAGCTTCTATTTCACGCTTAACATACGCGCAGATAACCTTCATAATTATAAATGCCGGGGCATCTGGCTTAAACTGTGCCATAGCGTTTCCAAACCCAAGTATAGCCGTGTGATATACGTCCTCCAGAGAAACGTTCAACCTGTTACGATACCTCCACGCCAGCTTGACCAAGTACTTGTCATATTTAAGCAAAAGCAAATCAAATAACTTCTCATCCCTAGTTTCCTGGTACTTGTGGATAACTCTCTTACAGTGCTCCGGTGTCCAGTTTGTAAAATCAGCTATAGGCATACACGTATCTCGACTATCCCCGATTATGCATCCGTTTAAATATGTCATTTATCTTGTCGACTGTGTCTCCCTGCTTTGTTCCGACGATCGTCTCGCCCTTCTTAGTTTCGGTAAGCCTTGATATATTCTCGGTTGTGTCCTGCGCCTTTGTGGACGTCCGGTCCATCATCTTCGATATAAGGTCAAAGTTCATAGGCTTCTTAGACTTTAAGGCGTTGTGCACTGCACCGGCTGTAGCATCGGCCAAGTCTTTTGAACCCTTTAGCACCTTCTCTTCTCCTGAAGCATCCCTGTCGATAAACCTGTCTGGGTGGTCGATCTTGCCCTCTATCTTGTCATGTTCGAGGTTATCCAGCTCGGTAATTAGCAAAGGAAGGTGGTGACATACCCAACGACCTTCCTGAACAACGTCTCTAAACGAGAAGTATGGCTGAAGTGTTCTGTCCAAGCTAAGATCATCTGTCGTAATTCCCGCGGCAGTAAGCAGCTGCTGAGTATCCTCAGACATGTTCTTCAAGTCCGCTGTGAACAGCTCAATAAAGTACCCTGCAGCTCTTATGTCCAGCACAAGCTTACGGATCTTGTGAAACGGTATCCTATCCCCAGGCCTAGCTTTAATCCTGACTGAAAAGTCTGTCTCAACTATAGGAACCATGTCCTTCCTGTAGGTCCCGTCCTCGTTCTGAATGTCGACTGACCGCCATTCCTTAACTCCGGCCATAGACAAGGCACAAGCGTCACCCTCTCCAGAGAACGCAATGTCATAGTGGAAGAAGCGGTGCTTGTCCTTAGGTAGGCGTATCCGGCTTAGGTCAAAATACTTAATGTACTCACTCGGATCGTTTAACCCGGTCTCAATCACCTCAACCTTTACTGGATTCTGCTTAGTGTTGTCGAGACAAGTTAAAATGTCCTGCCTGGATGCGAACAGCTTCGATTTTCTAACACCGGCAACGGTAACACCTGCAATTTCACGCAAAGCTCTTATAAGATCGCTTGCAAAGTTCGACTTGAACTCTACAGGAACATCAATGATGCTATATCCTTTGGCCACGTAGGCCGCCTGCTGCCCGTCATTGAGGATCTGTGGTGGGTTAAACGAGTCCCCAACAGCAACTGGAAACGTCTTTCCTGAATACTTCATTGCTGGCTGTGCCTTCCACAGAGGAACGTCATAGATAGCTACCTCAGGAAACTTCTTGCGCTCGGCAATGAACGCGTCCATAAATGACATCTCGTCCATCTTAGACGATACGACGAAGAGCTTACCCAAGCTGTTCCCTTCACTCGCAAAGCTTGTCTTAAACCGGATCTCAGCAGCGTTGTAGACGTTTAAGACTCGCCTTTTCTGGGTGAGGGACTCGTCCTCGGTGTCAACTTCGTCCAGAATACCGGACACAACGTCTGACCCGACGATACCGTAGCCTTTGGAGTACGGAGACGCTAATAGAAACTCAACATTAGGGAATACGAGCGTATCCCCGTACTTAGTCTGAGAAGTATACGACGCCTTACTCCTAAACCAAGTCGACTTGATGAGTGAAGCCTGCAACTTTGAAAACCCCCTTGATCCACCAAGCGTCTTGTTGAGGTTGAAGAAAATAATAGCCATGCGGCTTGAAGAAGTGAGCCCAAAGTAGTCCCATGGGTTCTTCAAAATAAGAAGCCGGTACAAAACGTAAGCAAGACCATACAGAGCAATTGTGGACTTTCCAGTACGAACTGACCCGGTAAGAACAATAGTGGTCTTGCTCATATCGTCAAAGATCTCAGTAAGCGCGTCCTTCCACACCGGAAAAATAGCCTTCCCGTTGTTTGTGCTCTTACCCAAGAATCTGTTATCAGTTAGAAAAGTCCAAACATCTACTGGCGACTCGTTGTAGTCCTTCGCCATTGCAAAATCATAGTGTGTTTGAATCCCCTCTATTGTCCGAGCCAGCTGAGCCTTCCTGTCTGTACTCTGCATATAGGCGTACCAAATCCTTCCGTAGCTTCTCTATAAAGATAGCTCTATCCAACGGCCTTAAGTTCATATACCCATCAACTATGTTCTTTTCTTCTACACTGTCGCCAATACTAGCCTGCCTTTTGTCCTCCAACTGCCCGGCAGGCTTTTGGGGAGGTGGCTCCTCACCCACCAATGTTGGCGGAGTAGCTCTGATTAACAAATCCATCTTAGCCATATTGCTAATAAGCTTATCGTTCTGAGCAGAAATAGCTCCGATTATTTCGAGTTCCAATTGTGCCATCTCTATAAAGTCTCGCAGTATCGTCTTAACGTGTGTTCCACACTTTGGGCAGTAAAACGCCGGAACTGACTGGGAAGTGTCTTCTCGAACATCTGAAGAACAGACCTCACACGACGGACGCTGCCCACGCTTCCTGTAGATTTCACGCATCTCCCACAAGTTCCGCATAACCTGCATGTGGCCTTCCTTAATGAGAGCCGATATGTTCTCTGCAACCACAAGGCTCTCATCTGGGTTCTTTTTAAAATACTGCTTCATCTTCTTACGTATATCTGCAACATAATCCAGGTCGAGCCCAAGCGACTGCGCCGTTAGTAATTCGTCGAACCCATGAAGAGCAAGCGCCCTTCGTGTCTCTTCCTCAATCCTATCCTTCTCTTCCATACATATCCTCTTAAGTTAAAACGGAAACTCCATTTGAGTCTCACTATCCTTGCCAGTACTTGAAGCACCCAACCTGTTCTTAATATCGCAAAACTTCTTAATGTCACTAATACTGACATTGGTCGCGTGTACTTCCTTCTGGTTTAGGATGGACATAACAGTCGTGAACTCGTAAATGTACCCGCCCTTCACCTTAACAACTTTAGGCGGGGTCTTCGTGAACACGGTAACCTTCTCGACAGACTTTAGCGAAGATTTGTCCTTCATTCAGTCCCCCTTTTGTTGGAATCCGTGGTGCCCTAACTTCCATCCTTTTTGCATATAGGTGTCTAACAAGTCAGCTATAACACGCTCTCGCTTAAGTGTCTCCGGGTTATACACCCACCTAGTGCCTTTAGTCGCCTTACTTATCCTACCTTTTGAGTCGGTGGACATATTTTTATGTCCTTGATGGAGCTTCTCAAGATGCTCTGGTGATATAATCTTACCTTTTTGAGCACGACTCATGGCTTGACGTGCACTATCTGACCGCTTCCTTCCGGTATGTGCTGCACTCATCTTCTGCAACTGCTCTTGGGTATGCTTGCGTCCAAACCACGTAGGGCCGCCGTCTCCGCCAGGAGTTAGATTTGTTAAGATGCCTCTCTTTACTCCTTGCACTACCGCTATAGTACCTAATTCTTTTATAACAAACTTTTCTATCGAACGGGCTAAGCTTGGAAGCAACCCCTCCTTCAAAATAAGCACAATTGGGCTTAAGCCATCCGCCTGAATACTACGAATTTTATTTACTTTTAGCTTGTTTGCATCATTAGACGTAAGATGCCTAAATCTACGTCCTTTTACCCCACACCCAACATAAAACGGCTCAAAGGCTGCTTTACTGTGGTACACCACTTTGTTGTATGGTTTTCGAGGATCACAGTAGCAATAGACATAACTCGTAGACGAGTCATTCAAAACGTCCGAGTGCCCTTCTGGCTTAATAGGACCTTTGTAGTCACTCATTTTTCTTCATACTTTGCCCCTTCGAACGATAGCAAACAGGACTTGCTTGTATATGTTTGTAGGATCGTCTTCTATAACACACACGATGTCGCCAACCCTTGGGCGTAGCTTCCTCTCAAGACTCTTTGCTACCTTCCTGTCAAGTGCCACAGCGTCTCTCAAACAAGTAATACTTTTTGGAACGATAGCCAGGTTTACCATAGGTGGGGTTGTGTCTATCGACTTAACCTCGTTAACAAAGATCTTAACTGGCTCCGAGAATGGTGCGGTCTCTATGTCAGAAGACTCGGACCGCAAATGCTTCACACGCGTTCCAAAAAAATTCGACCAATCCATGTTAACTACTTCTCCTAATCGAAATAAGTGTCTGTATTAAAAAATAATTTATCAACAAAGCGCTTAACATCGTGCCTGTACATAAGTGACTCGCCTTTAGGGCCAACCGCTACGGTGTTCGCCCCAGCGATACTGTAAAACTTCTCCACAATACCGCTGGGGCAAACGTCAACATCCTTACCTGTCACCGAGTTATAAACGTAAGTCAAATACTCGATGATCTCATCCCCTGTAAGACCTTCGGGGTGCTTTCCAAACTTGTCGAGGTCTGGAATATAAATCACTCTAGTACATCCCCATCCCGCCCATACCAGGAGTTGCCGCTGCAGCTGGTGTCGTCGGCTCCGGCTTGTCCGTAACCACAGCTTCTGTGGTCAAAAGCAGGGCTGCAATAGAGGACGCATTCTGCAATGCCGACCGTGTTACTTTGGTGGGGTCGACAATACCGGATTCAATCATGTCAACGTAAGTGTCGTTGAACACGTCGTATCCGATGTTAACGTCCCTTTGCACAATGTTCATGATCACCACAGAACCGTCAATTCCGGCGTTAAGAGCAAGCTGACGAATAGGCTCCTCTAATGCCCTCTTGATGATGTTCAAACCGATAAGCTCATCACCCTCAAGAGTAAGCTCAGCAAGCTTAGGAATAGTCCTAAGCAAGCCAACTCCTCCACCAGGGATAATGCCTTCCGCGACAGCCGCTCGCGTGGCATGAAGGGCGTCTTCTACACGCGCCTTCTTCTCTTTCATTTCGCTCTCGGTAGTAGCCCCGACATTGATAACAGCCACTCCGCCAGAAATCTTAGCAAGACGTTCCTTGTTCTGATCCCTGTCGTAATCGTTAGTGGATGTCTCAATCTGGGTCTTGATACGAGCAACACGAGCGTCAATGGTCTCCTTTGTGCCAAAACCCTCAACGATCATGGTGATGTCCTTGGTCACCTTGATCTTCTTTGCTTGGCCAAGATCAGCAAGAGTAACGTTCTCAAGTGTTACTCCCGTCTCATCAGAGATGACCTTGCCACCTGTGATGATAGCAATATCCTCAAGGATCTCCTTCTTGCGGCTTCCAAACCCAGGAGACTTAACACAACACGCCGGAAGAATCCCTTTGAGCTTGTTTACCGCAAATGCAACAAGAGCCTCTCCCTCAACATCCTCAGCCACCACGAGAAGCGGCCGCCTTGCCTGAGCAACCTTCTCAAGCAACGGAAGCATTGGCTTGAGTGCGTTAAGCTTCTTGTCATACACGAGAACATAAGCGTCCTCAAGTATTGCCTCCATACGGTCGTTATCAGTCACAAAATACGGTGACAGATACCCGTTAACAAACTGCATGCCCTCTACTACGTCGAGGTTTGTGTCAGTTGTCTTTGCTTCTTCAACTGTGATAATGCCATCACGACCGACCTTCTCCATAGCATCGGCAATAAGGTTCCCGATAGTCACATCACAGTTAGAAGCAATTGAAGCAACCTGAGCCACTTCTTTCTTACTCTTAACCGGGATAGACAGGTTCTTGAGTGCTTCAACAACCTTCTCCACAGCCTTCTCGATTCCACGCTTAAGAGCCATCGGGTTGGATCCAGCGGTAACGCTCTTGAGACCCTCACGATAGATGATCTCGGTCAACAGAGTAGCCGTTGTAGTCCCGTCCCCGGCCACACTTGAAGTCTTTTCTGCGACTTCTTTAACCATCTGGGCTCCAGCATTCTCGAAAGCATCTTCAAGAATTATCTCGCGGGCCACTGACACACCGTCCTTAGTGATAAGTGGTGATCCGTACTTGCGTGCAAGCACCACATTACGGCCCTTGGGACCAAGTGTCACCTTCACTGCTGCTGCCAGCTGCTCAACCCCCCTCAAAATCTTCCTACGACCTTCCTCCTTAAAAAGCAATTGCTTTGACATATTCCTGTATCTCCTTTTATTTGTTATATTTACGAGTTATTACCACTCGTTGGCTTTATGCCCGAATAGGGCTTCCCACATACTTGGTGATTTGTTACTTTGAGTCTGCGTTATTGATATCCTTTGGTTCTTCAAAAGCTCAGCGATCTCACAAAGCTTGAGTGCTGTAAGCTTCTGCCTTCCCTCCTCAGTCTTGAGCATTTCCTCAACTTCTTTAGAGATTTTCATTCTGTTTCCGTATTGCAATAATGTTGTTCTCGCCCATGATAACAACGCTGTCCATGCCCTTAACAGCCACAGGAGTGTAATACTTACTGAACAAAACCTTGTCACCAACATTCACCACAACCGGCTTAACACTACCGTCTTCCATATCAACACCCGGACCAACTGCAAGCACATCACCTTCTGACGGCTTTTCTCTTGTAGTCTCAGGCATGAATATGCCTCCGGCGGATGTCTCTTCCGCCTTGTCCATCTTGATTACTACATTGTCGCGTAACGGTATTAGGTTCATTACTTCTTCCTCCCTTGTTTGGTTAGTCCCAAAGACTTTGGTAATATTTTATAAATAGCTGCATCCCTTCGTTGTACTTGTCGTCCTCTTCCTTGTTCATCAAGTGGACCTCCGGATACTTCTGCGACCACGGATTATCCCCATACTCAAGCAAGTGGACCTCTGGAGCATCTGGATGGGGCGTCCAAAATTCAGACTTACCATTCTCGGCATCGACAAGACACTGGAATGAGTAGATCATCTTGTCCATGATATCGTCCCAACGCTTCTGGCCGACTTCAAACGGCTCCGCGTCATTTATGCATCCGCATGGAACACCATGCTTGTTGATCTTTAGCCACTTGAGCATCCCGAGCGTCACGGACGATATGTGGTAGTAAGCCCCCCAAGCATCCTGGTTCGACCATCCCCTGATGCCACGTTGGATGAAGTACTTGATCTGGAAAGGAACGTCACTAAACCAACGCCAGAACCTACAGGACGGATAGTAGACATTAGTCTTAAGCCACGCGAGAATAGGGTGCTTCCTTTTCCATTCCGCGTGGATAGCGTCCCACTCCTCGCTAGTCTTAACGCCCAGATACGGATCGGGAGGCTTTGGCCTACGTGCCACTTCCTCAGGGCTAGCTGCTTTAAACACCGGCTCAGCACCATCACTCATCATCAAGGTAGTCCTCTTCGTCCAGCTCTCCGTGCATTGCCTGTTTTACGTCCACTATCTTAGGCTTACCTGACAGTTTTTCAGAGTGGCAGAGCCCGCATCGCGGATTTCCGCAGTCGTAAGGATGATGCTTACGCAGTCTTCCGGGCTCTGCCGCTATCTGCTCGTAGTAGGTCTTACCCGAGCTGTCTCTGAGCTTATTGTCGCGTTGTTTAACCAATTTTAAACGCTTCGTTATTACCCGCTTATCCTGGTCCCTGCGATAGGCGCGATCCTTCATATCCTCTATCTCCCCTGAAGTAAGGTTTACAATCTTTTTCATCTATTCCTTTATTGTAGCCAGAACATCAAGCACGTTCATCATGTCCACTGTATGTTTCTTACCGGACGAGTCCGCTACCTCAAGCTGCCATGGAACGTTCTTGTCGTAAGACAAAATGTCTCCGGGGGCAACCTTGGTCTTAACAAACTTCTTAGTCCTCTGCTCTATGCAGCCTCCTCCAGTGGACATAACCATACAAACAGTGTCCTTAAACGTAGGCCGCAAATTCTCGGGGATATGAATCAATCCGTGAGTCTCCGGAACAGGCTTTGGCCACACCATTATTACCCCATTCACAGCCTGGATCGGGAACGTCAACATCCCACAGGCACTGCACTTAAACGGAACTCCGTACTGCTTAACTTTTTCGATCATAATGCCGTCGGGCTCAAGACCACACACGTTACATTTCATTTTGCTTCTCTCCCTCTAGGTGGTGTCTGCAAATAAAAATGTTACCAAGATTTGGATCCACTACCATTACACTGTGACCAGCAATGAACTTGCCACAAAGCGGGCACAAGTCCTTCATAATCCGCTCTTTGGCAAGTTCAAGGCTAGTCATACTATTTTTCCTTCAACCCATTCAAGTCGATCGCGTAAAAGAAAGTCATTATGCGGTCATCTGTAACCCCCCAGACACACTGAGTGGGCTCTGAGTACTTAGCCATGGACTCTGAAAGTCCGTCCCCCCCTACAGTAGACCCTCCACGAAATACTCTGACACCATCAACGTCATCTACCGAGAAGTGATGAAAATGACCGTAGACAACTGCCTTTGCTTCGTTGGCCCGCGCCCACGCGTTAAACTTAACGCGTCCGGAAGGTGTCCCACCCTGCTCCGGGGCCCTGTGCATTGCTAGGTAGTTGTGCCCGCGGATCTTGAAGTTAAGAGCCTCGGTGTTTTCTGCATAATCTACTATAACCTTATTCGACAGCTTTTGTGTTTCAACCCAGAAATCCAAGATCTTGTAGATCATTATGTCCCAGTTTGAGGTGGGATCAGTCTCCTTGCCGGTCCTACCGTGGTTCCCACGAACACCGTAGAAGCTAACCGGGAGCTTCCTGTCCACAAATGCAAGCATCAGCTGTATGAGCACATCCACACAAAGCATTACCTGCTTTGGAGGCGGCATCTCTTGCTCGTAAGCCTGGGTGGCGTAAATGTCTTCGCCATTAGTTAGATCCCCGGTCGCTATAATAACAACGTCAGTGATCGGAACTCCCTTACTGATATTGTTATCAAGTATCTTGAGGATATTCAAACAGAGGTGCTCGATCCTGTTACGAAAAATATTTTCGTCGTATATTGTACCATCCTGGTCCTTGACTATTTTTCCAGCGTGAAAGTCCGTTAGGTGTACTACCAACGTGTCACCATTTTTAGGCGGCTTCCTATCCTTTCTCTTAAGCTTATATGACTTAAGAGACTTCAGATGCTCGTTCATCTTGTCAATAAAACTAGACTCTTCCTCGTTCATGCCTTGATATGACTCCTGGCTCTTACACTCTCTCTGACACTTCGGTCTAGTACCACGTGTCTGATGCTCAACTGATCCTATTGTCCTGCCCATAATCCTTGCTATGGAGGAGTCGTTGTGCCCATCCCTAATCAACCGGTCCAACTGCTCTAAGTCCTGTGTTCCCCATTCTTTAGCCATACTGCCGTCTCCCTTATTTTAGGCAGCACTTTTTGTGTTTTTTACCAGAACCACATGGACAAAGATCATTACGTCCAACCTTGTAAGCAGGCTTCGAAGCTCTGTCAAAGAGTGTCACCCCGTCAAGATGGTCACATTCGTGCTGTAGTATAAAAGCCTCCATGCCGTAAAAGATTGCACGACGGCTCTCACCACTATCAAAGTCAAGCCACGAACATGTGACTTGCATGTACCGGTCCGTGCTCAAACGGACTCCGGGGAAGCTCAAGCAACCTTCGTTTTCACTAACAGTCGGAAAATGGGTTGCCTCTATCTTCGGATTGACCATGTTGACAAATAAGCCGAGCTCCAGTTTCACAACACAAGCCCTAACGTCCAATCCGATTTGATTCGCGGAGAGCCCTACTCCTGGAACAGGGCTCTCCGCTAGTTCGCTAGATAGCTTTGAAAACACGTCAAGAGACTTACACTCTTCAATAGTGGTCTCCCTACATGGTATTGTAAGCTTCTCGCGATCCTGAACTATCATGGGGCTACTTACCTGGAGTTTCTTCTGGAAGTTTCGGATATCTCTTCAACGGATCGTCAATGAGAGCTGGAGAGGCATCTGGCGGAAGATCATCCTCAATGAAATCTTCCATAGTAACGATCTGAGTGGGTGTAAGACGAACGCCAGCGTCAGAGAGCTTGCTTAACGGGAGCTTCCACAGATCGAGCTCAACCTCGTTTGCAAGAACGTCTCCATACTCCTTCTCGAACACTTCCATGTTTTCTTTCGTAACCTGCATACCACCGCTCTTCTCGTCAGGAGCACCATACTTGCGGATAAGATCCATTCTGACCTTTTCCACGTCTTCCATCTCTGAGGCGATCTTCTTCAAGTTCCTACTAACCGCATACGCCAACTTAATGGGCATCTGTGCTTGCATAATGGCGATAAATCCAGACTGCGCCCCCTTAATTGTTCCTAGTTTCACTTTCATTTTCTAACCTCCGTTATATTTTGTCTGGGATATATTCACCGGCCATATCCCTTAAGCCGTCAAAACCAAGAAGCAGCCATCTCTGCTCAACGTTCAGCAGGTCAAACCTGTCTTCCTTAACCTTAATGTAATCGAGTATATGCTGAAGCTCCGCGAGATCACTCGCAATAACCTCTACCTGCTCATCATTAGTGCTGTCGTCAAGAGTAACGATCCACATAACTAGTCCTTTCGCTTAACCCTTATCCTGCGGCCGTTCTTACTGAGCTTGTATCCATTCTGGTAAAGGCATATTTGATAGTAGATGCACCGCGGCTGCCCAAACCCTCCTGAACATACCAACGGGTTTCTCGTAACCACCACGTTGGTTATGTAATGACCAGCAGCACAGTCGTTCATATGAAATCACAGGTGCAGTCATACTTAGCTTCAACATCTAAGGCGAACTTATCAACCTTTTCCCGTTCTTCCTCCGTAAGGCCCATAAAATACACCACAATGCGCCCAAACTTTTCCTTCATCTGAATAACCTTGTTCTCCTTCTTAGCCAGTGGGGCGCCCCAGTTCTTAACGACCTCATGATCAGGGTTACTCTCCACACAAAACCCTGTCTTAATGCTTCCCTTAGAGATGTGCATAAGCCCACTTTTACGAAGCCACTTCTCTACATCATCAAAGATCTTGTCATACCACTTACCAACCTGCCCACGCATCCTGTTATAAATTTTGCTGTCAATCACCAGACGCTCGTAGTCGTCTGACTTGTACCCGAGCGCCTTAAGCTCGTTAGACTTATCCTCTGACCTGACCCACTCTGACAGGTAGTACTCCTCTCCAGCATCATCAACACCCTGCAAAACTTTCCCGTCGTTATCCCGCATTGAGAGCCTGTGAATAATATCACCGTGCTTAAACTCCCCGTCGTCCCCGTTCTCGCTGAACAGCAAAACATCCCTACTGGGTATGTACTTCTTCTTGACCCAACCATCCACCATCTTGTCCGAGACTATTGACACCCAGAACCCAAAATCAACTTGTGTGCTCATTTCTGCTCCTCCTCAAGTTCAAATACAAGCTTGTGGGGGCTATGCGGACGACTGGCACCCTTAATAATAACCTCGCCATCATTGCACGCCTCACACACTTCAACCAAACGTGCTTCCTTTGGAACGTTAGCCAAATCAGCCATCAAGTCCATAGCACGCGTATTGTTATAAAATTCAATGATATGCTTAGTCCTAACTATTCGCATCGTCAAATCCTTCTTGTAGCTCACTTTACCCTCCGATCTTTTCGGCAAACATTACTGCTGCAGATCTCTAGATACTTTGTACACAGCAAAATAGTTTCTGGGTACGTCCCGTAAACATTACTTATCTCCTTACGGGTTCCGTTATCCGCGCACTCTCTAAGCTGTGTAACAAACGGCTTGTGACTCATTTTAGCCATTGAGCACCACCAAACCTTCTACCATACTCGGCCAGTAGAAGCCCATCTGCGTCATCGAACCCCGTAAAGTCAATCTTCGGAAACGTCCGCTTTCCCACAGCTAAAGAAGCCTTCTTGAGCTCCGGGCCCTTGAGCCCTTCCGGAAGCATCTTCTTCTGCCACTCCTTACTATCAACGACACGATACCCAATCTTAAGACGCTCAATAACAATCAGAGTGGCCTCATACGACCGAACAGCGGACTCAGTGGCCTTAAACCGTGTTGGGTTCACCATGGGCCGCTCCAGAAGCACAAAAGCCGGCAAAAGAACCTTGTTCACAGACAAAGCATAGTCAAGTATCTTCGTAAAAGCAGCCTCAAGAGCCGGCGTGTCAATTCGTGTAAAATACTGCTTCTGCTTTGTATAGTGCAGGAGCTTCATAGTAGGAGTGCGACACAAGTGTGCCTCGCCGTTATCGTACACAGCACCAATTTGTCCAGAAATTCCATTGTCGATCCCGATAATGGTCATGAATCTCTCCTGACGTTCAGCGTGCTAATGCCATGTTCCTTCTTGACCACCCACACCTGATCGGCATAGCTACTAAGATTAAGCGCATGATCTATTACAAACACATTGCGGCTCTTACCCTCGCTGTAGAGTAGATCCGCCACAGACTCCTCGCCTGATCTGTCCAAAAACGAAAACACCTCATCAAGAATAACAATTCCAAGTATACCAGATGGTACCTGGTACTTCTCCGACACGAACTTATTTAGGCCAAAACACAGCGATACATCAACGCGTCTCTTCTCTCCGCCTGACAACGCCTCATACTTAGTCTCGTTGCCATTAAGACGAATAAGCATCCCGATCTTGTTACGCTCCTCACCGGCCTTAGTGGTCTTAGTCGGAGTCATCATGATGCTCATGGTCCCGCCACTCACCGTAGACAAATACCCGTTAATAGTCGCATTAATATCATTGCAGAACCTGTCCAGAAGAACCGACCGGATGCCCTTTGGTGAGAAGGCTGTCTTCCAGAAAGAAAGCTTCTCGATCTTCTCCTCGGACTGTCTGATACGCGTACTGAATCTGCCCATAACTTCTTCAAGTATTTTGATGGCCTCTTCTTTATCGTCCCTGTCTACTGTAAGCCAATGCTTCTCCTTGCGGATACCGTCAGCGCGTACCGAATACTCGTCTATAAATGACTTATGTCGCTCAATTTCACCACGCATACGTTCTTGTGCCATCTCGAGCTCGTGCTGCTTCGACAGCTGCTCTGTCTTTAGGCGGTTAAGCCTGGACAGCTCTGGACCGATCTCAGACTCCTGCGCCTTGAAGCCGTCCTCCTTTGCGTCAAGCTGAACTAGCCTAAGCATTACATCTTTTAAAGCAGCTTCCTTACCCTTTAACTCCGCCTCAATAACAGTCCTGTCAGCATCGATCTGAACAAGATCGGACTCCTTGTCATTGATAAAAGAGTCCACGCTGTCCTCTGACACTGTGGATCCGCACTTGTCACAGCGGACACCTACCTGTGCCCCTCTGAGAACGTTTATCTCGCTCTCAATCTTCTTCCTAGACGCTTTCAAAGAGTCGAGCTCCACCTTCAAAACAACCATTTTAGCAGAGCAGTCCCCCTGCTCCTTATGAACTAAGTCAACCGTCTCACGGATAGCCTCAAGCTTCTTGTGGATAGTTTCCTTAGCCTCCTCTGTCTCTCGTATCTTTGAGTCGTAATCAACCTTCTCAAAGGAAAGCTTGACAACCCCGTTAGACTTAAGCTCAGCGATCCCGTCTTTGTGTGTATCTATCGCTGCCAGGCACTCCTTAACTTTGTGCGCCTTTTCTTCGATAGCCCTCAGAACCCCATCAAGAACTGCCCGGGCTACGGCAAGGTCCTTCTCGGACTCAGTCTTAGCCCGCTCGTCCTTTAATATGTCCCCGCTTATCTTGGTCGTCTTCTGAAGAACCAGCTCCTGCAAGTCGTCATACTGATCAAACCCAAGAAGGTCCGTTATCATGCTCGTCTTCTCGGTGTCAGACATCTTAGCCATCATAAGGAGATTTTCCTGGCTAAAGTATACTGACGACAGGAACACGCTCTTATCGAACCCAAGAATGCCCTCCAGTAGCTCCTGAGCCTGCTTCTGGAGCATCCCCTCGGTAGGGAGCTTCGCCTGACCATTCTCGATAACCATGACTGACAAACCGCTCTTGCGACTTCTCTTAACGATCACATTTGAACCTCCAGCGTCAAGAAGAAGTTCAACAGAGCAGTCGTTCTGACCATTTCGTATAACATCATCTCCAGTAAGTCCCTTTGTGGTCTCCCCAAATAGGGCCCAGCATATTGACTCGCCTATTATGGAGCTCTTGCCACTCCCATTACTGCTAAACCCATCCGACTCTCCAGTAATGAGCGTGAAGCCACTCTCCGGAACCTTGTACTCCGCGGACTGAATGGACAAAAAATCTTGAATGGAAACCTTAGCCAGCCTTCCCTTGTAAAAGCTCTTCACAAACGACATCTTCTCATCCAAGATGTCCTTAACAAGATCAAAATATGTGTCGTCTTTTCCGTTGAGCTCTATCCACTCGTGCACTATCCCATGAAAGTCCTGCGCCTTGATCCGCTCCTTGAATGTGTCTGGAGTAACCACAGATATCACGTTCTCGTTTTCTATCTTTAGTCTGGTTCCGAACAACTTGTAGTAGTTCCCATCATCCTTAATGTCTTCAGGGCTGTTGACAGTGATGAACTCTGGGTAATCAAGCTTGTGGAAGGTGCAGGTGCCCTCGTCCGTGTCGACCGTCCATACCCCGCGGCGCCCGTCATCTCCGAATGTAAATGGCATCGGAGCTCCAATGATGAAGCAGTTCTCGCTTAGCTTCTGCATTTGGTGGATATGCCCAAACGCTACAAATTTATTTTGGGAGGCCAGCCGGCGCCAGTTAGTTCCCTCGCCAAAGGTGTAATTACCCAACTGAGCGCCGACTGGAGTCTTATGAACAACAACTAGATCATACCCCTTGACCTTCTCGTAATCGATCTCGTCCTGAAAATTGATCAGACACAGCTTTCCCTTACCGAGACATTCTGCATTAGGGAAGTCGAGTGGAAATGTTGCCCGGAACCCTTCAAGTATGTTCGTGAGCAGGTGGTGATCTTTTGGTGCAGTTCTTATAGGTGTGTCGTGATTGCCGCAGACAAAGAGTATCGGTGTTTCAAAACTTCCAAGAAGGTCCTTGCTTAGGTTGAGAACCTCGTTACTAATAGTGCCGACTGAATGCCCCCAGTCGCCACCATGAATAATACAATCGACCCGCTCTCTCTTAAAAACAGATACTGCCTGAAGAAAATTATCCCGCTGCTTTAAGAGTCTCTTTGAGATCCTGTTCTCGTGACATTGGCCGAACGCTTGCCAATTCTGAAAATGGGTGTCCGATACAAGACCAAAACGCACAGCGTCCTCCGGAATCGTCAGGCGAAACAGTACATTTCTTTCCTGACTACTCTCTTTATGAATTTAACGGCGTTATAAAAACTGTAATGTGCTACTTCCTTGTAATGTGCTTCATTCCTCAGTTCGTTCCACTGGAGCTTCAAGTTCACCCTGTCCAAAAACATTTGCCTTGCCAGGGAGCTCTTCTGAGCCAACAGAATAGCTGTATGTGCCACTAGATCCTGATAGTACACCTCATCAAAGGGGCGCATCTGAATAAGCGAATCCACGAGGTCAACGTCAAGGCTGATCGTGTCAGATTGGTAGGTCTTCTTACGTCGAATGGGTGCGTCCTTGGACGGCTTTGTTTTTAATAGCCTCCCATGCTCGCGTCTTTCAGCCATCTCGTCCTCAGTCTCGGTAACGATATAGCTTTTTCCGGACGTAAACCCGTATTCAGATTTCTTTCCATCTTTATCAACAGAGGAATATTCCAAAATACCTTCCCAATCGTTCCGCTTGCGATAAAGGAGAGCATATAGAGACCTTTTAAAACTGTTCTGCTTGTGAGCTAGCGACTCGTACACTCTTTTTTTCATATCCCACTCAAGAATGTAGGCCTCTTGGAGAAAGTCAATTACGGATCGGTGGTACACGAAGGAGTATCTTACGATTAGCTGCAGCCACTGCTTTGTTAGCGGGAACTTTTTTTCATCTACGTGCGGGATTGTTGCATTGCCGGCAGACTCCGGCATGAGTCCGTCTATCTGGTCAGTATCTTCGTAATCTGGGGGGTACGATATTGACATTATTCTACTCGCGAATTAAAAACCTATAATAAGAATATACTAACATCTAGTCCTAAAGAAACTAAAAAGAGTTCGCCCCCCTTCTTTGCTGCTGAATGATCAAAGTTGTGCTATGAGAATTGCGTCATGCTAGCATAAAAACCAAAAAAGTCAAGGATCTTTTTAAATATTTTTAATCTTTTTCCTCTTCCTCGACCTTTTCCACTACAGGCGCCACAGTAGACAGAGAACTAAGCCTGTCCAGGTTCTTCTTTACATACTCCTTAAACTCACTCTTCCGGACCTGCTCTCCGGCGATCTCGACGTAACCACGCTTCTCACCGTCCTTAGCTATCCCATTCGTAATCATGTTTTCCAAGAGACCGCTGAACGGATCCACACCCTTATTGAAATAGATATCCAAGCAAGACTCCTGAAACGGCATGGCGATGCGGTTCTTGGACCCCTTTGCTGTTGACATTACGCCGACAACACGGTCCGGGTTGTCCACATCCTTGATCTTTCCGGAATAGTTCAGCTCAAGCCTCACAGACGCTGAAAAAGGCATACCAGAGCCTCCAGGAGTTGTCTTGGGGTTGCCGAACATTACACCAATCTTGGTGGTAACGTGGTTGGCCACTACGTGCATGATATTGCCCTTCTTCATGTACCTAGCAGAGTTCCTTAGAGCTGCCCGTATTTGCTTAGCCTTCGTCATATCGGGCTTCTCTAGCATCACCTCCTGCTCGTGCCTCGTAGACAACAGCGCAAGGCTGTCCAGAGCGATCAAAATAGGGCACTCAGTATCCTTCTCCCAAATAAGATCCACGAGCCCCGGCTTGCTCTTTCCGTTAGAGTCCTTCCACCCAAGAAAAACCTTCTCAAAGTGTTCCTCAACTGTAAGCGAGCTGAGAAGAATGAGCGCACTGCTGTCAATGCCGAGCATGGCCCCAAACTGCTCCGTGTAAGCGTCTTCGGTATCGTCCAAAATGGCAATGCCACCCATCTGCTGAACAGCGGCAATCCAGTGGTATATGAGAAGCGACTTACCTGTGGAAGGGTCACCAAACACTTCAATAACGCGCCCGAAAGGGAGCCCTCTAGTGTAGTCGCCTGAAATTACTTTGTTGAGAGCGTAGTTTCCGGAGTCAAGCCAGAAATCTACCTTAGACTCTGTGCCTGACGCGACCCCCTCTACTTTGCTAATAAGGCTTGATATGAACTTCGGATCAATGCCTTTCACACCTTTATCGACCACCGGCAGCTTCGGATGTCTCTTCAAAGGCTCTTCGACCTGTGTCATTGTATCTCCTTGATTACGTTTATTGAATGGTTAGGGCGGGGATAGCTACCCCCGCCCAACTGCCAGCACCAAACTACATATTCAAAAACTTGTCCCTGCACGATGCCTTGAATGTGCACGGAACGCACTCAGGGCGCCTTGGTCCGTACAGCTCTCCGAAACACTCGGGGGTTTCTCCTCCTTCGTCCGAAGTACTCTCCACGGATTCGACAACAGGAAGCTTTTGGTGGGTCTTCAAAGGCTCTTCATGCTTCACCTCAGCCACTGGAACAGGAAGCTTTTGGTGTCTCCTCATTGGCTCTTCCTGATCAGCCGGGTGCTTCTCCACCGCAGCCGCAGCACGTACAGCACCAACATCAACGGCACCTTCGCCTCCCTCCAATGTAATCTTAAGCTCTTCATAAGATTTAGCTTTTGGAACCTCGTTTTTAAGAAGTTCTATCGCCTCCTTAAAGTTCTTCGGAAGATATCCACGTGCCGAAGACACTGACGGGTCTGGAGCCGCGCTGTAGCTTGCGTAGCCACTCTGGGATTGCTTGGCACTTACTTTTGTAATAACAACATCCCTACCAGTGTCCAAGTCGAGAATGTCGCCCCACTTTGGGTTCTCTATAAACCCCTTAAGATCCGTATGGACCTGAATACCGGCCTCCATAATCTGGATGCCTTTATCCTTGTTGTTCAAGTCAACTACGTTAAACAAATAACGAGTCTTCTTGCTGATCTTCCTGGCTAGCTTCTCGTCTTCGGGGTCTTTTGTCGCCCAAAGCTTTGCGGCGACCTCACAGATAGGGCACCGTATCTTGGTTGTGACCGTCTCCCAAGTCTTGGGACACACCTCAGCCGTCTTGCTACCCTCAACACCAAGCTGGTAGTGCATCATGTACTTGTACCCAAAGTACGGTATGTTGCTGGAGAAGTACTCAAGTGAAGGAGGCAGAATCCTAATGTTGTTGTCGCCATCCTGCAGCTCAAACCTGTTCTCCTTACCGGCCTTCTTTTCTGACTGCTCTCTCATCTTTACAATGTCTAAGCCCATCTGCATTACCCCCGTTTAATTGTTGTGTGCCCTAACTTTGTCAGTATTGATCCCGAAATCATGTAAGCTAATCTCCTGGCGTTTAGAAGCTCCGAGTTGAATCAGCATATCCTTCCGTTGCTCCAACGCCTTAACAAAAGACTTGAGGATCCCGAGCTGGCGCTCTGCTTCAATGAGCTCTTCTGCCATCATCTGGTACCTCTTATCTCGTACAATGGCGGACTTAATAACAGCCTCAGTGACCTTAGTCTCCTTTAGCTCGAGCCTCTTCTGAGCGTCAAGGTTCGCCTCCAAAACCGAAAAAGCTAACTTCTTCTGCTCAACGTCAGCTACTGCAAATTCGGAGAGAGCCGCAAAGTACGCATAAGTGCTGGGCTGCTTAATGAACTCGTCGTTGAGAGTCGCATCGTTTATCTGCATGACCTCTCTGAGAGTCCCGTCAAACACCTTATCACCAACATTGACTCTGACCTTCATGTTGAAATCCACTGTTGCTACCCCCTGTTTGATCCTTCACTCTATATTACGGCTGTTTACGTAAAAAATTATGATATTTTTTTAAATATTTTAGTTCACCTTGACCTCCTCTAGTTCGCCCCAGTTCTTGCCGAACGAGTAATCAAACTTCATAGGCACTTTTAGCCACGAAAAGCTTCTAGGAAGGTCAATGGAACATACACTGTTCATCTCATGAGCAACATCGTAAAGAGGCTCCTCGGGGCCCTCAAACACTATTGAGTCATGGACCGTAAGAATCGTCCTGACGGGTAGCTTATACTTGGCTATGATTCGTCGCATCCTTACCATCGTAAACAAAATCATGTCTGAACTACTGCCCTGAACAGGACTGTTTACGGCCTGCCTAGTGATATCATCAGGTACATTGGTTGCTAATACGCCTTTTGCCTCTGGAAACCGGCGCATCCTTCCTGTAGGATACTCCACAAACCCGCATTTTGACAAAACACGTCTGGTCCTGGCGTACCAGGGTTCAAAACCCGTATACGTTGAGAAGTACGCGTTACGAAAAGCCCTACACTCTTCAATCGACAACTTAACCCCATACTTCGTCTCTGCGTACACCTGGAACCCTTCTGCAGACTGCCCGTAAACAAAGCCAAAATTGATCCCCTTAGCGATTTGACGCTGATCCTTGGTTACGTCCTTCTCTGCAACGTGGAGGGCCTTAGAGGCCGTTAAACGATGAATATCATGCCCATCCTGGTAGGCTTGTATCATTGTCGGCTCCGGAGCAACAGAACAAGCCACCCTGAGCTCCATCTGACTGGCATCTGCCTGAAGCAGAATACATCCGGGAGAGGCCACAAACATCTTCTTTACAGCCTTGTCCCTAGGGATGTTCTGGAGGTTTGGCCCTGAGCTGGAAAGCCGTCCTGTGCGGGCACCACAGATATTGAAATTACCGTGAAGCCTACCATCGTCCTTTATAAGCCCCGGAAGCTTCTCCACATAGGTTGAAAGCATCTTCTCATGCTTACGTATTCTGATTAGATACGTCGCCAGCTTATACCCCTGCCTTGACAGGTTCTCAAGAACCTCATTATCGGTACTTAGTAATCCAGACTCTGTCTTCTTGAGAACAGGATATTTCAGTACCTTAAACAAAAGATCACGTAACTGCTTAGTAGAGCTTAGGTTAACATCTTTTGACTCAGGGTATGTGTCAGCGATAGCCTCATACACGGCCTCGAGCCTTCTGTGAATATCTCCAGCAAGTGCTGTACTCGCGGCAGTGTCTATGAGAACCCCTTCAAGCTCCATACCAACAATAACCTCAATCATCGGCATCAAAACAGTCTCAAACAGGCTCCACATTACCGGGCTAAGCCGGATCTCGGGCTCAAACTTGCGAAACAGCCCCATGGTGTTGTTGCAGTCTTCACAGTTGTAAATGCACAGCTTTACCATGTCCTTCGTAAACTCGAACATGCACCCATCCAGGTACTCTGCTGACAGCTGCTTAAGGCCTATCGAGTGCCTGTTCTCGTCAAGTAAAAACGCCATAACCATCGTATCAGCGTAAAAGTTCTTATAGGAAACCCCCATCTTCACGAGAACCTTAAGGTCAAACGCGGCATTGTGTGCGATCTTCTTAGACGGTCCTGACATGACAGTCCTCACTAGATCCCAACACTTATCACGGAACTCAATGTTAACGTTCTCAGGATGGTCCAAAGGAACCGAGTAACACTTCCCTCCACCAAGGCCAAATCCGCAACTCCATAGATTCATCGCCTTGTCAAAAACGTCAAGCATCTCATTAGTCTCAACGTCAAAACTAATGAGCTCTGGTGAGGCCAACACAAGATCGCTATACGCCGCGGCAAGCTTATCTTCGGTGTCCACAACGATAAAGTTGTTATCCGAACCAAGATCGTTGTGCAGATACCGGTGGGCCGTATTAAGATCTTTTCTAAGCCTTGGTAGGGAAGTTGGATTACGAATACAATATGCCGGGTCGATAACAGGAAGAAAAGTCATGCCCATAGTCTGCATGAAATTACCGGCCCTACTCATGATGCGTTCTTTGGGAAAAAACGCCTCCAGAGCTGCTGCTCCGACAAGCACAACAAGCTTCGGCTTTAGATCCTTTAGCTCATTAAAAAGATACATGCCAGTGCAAAGCTTCAGAGCCTTCTTCTTTGGAGGCTCATTCGCTGGCGGGTTGCACCGGCATGCGTTCGTAAAAGTTACTTGTGATACGTTAAAACCTACCTGTGATAGTGTCTTTCTGAACAGCTTTCCGCTCTCACCGCCAAATGGAACCCCTTCAACAGCGTCAATCCCTGTTGGAGCATCACCAACAACAACTAAATCATTGTTGCAGGTGTACGAAGGAACAAAAATACGCGACAAGTATGGGCACTTGGCGCATTCTTCTCGCTTAGTTTTGTCTTCATTCTTAGCAGATATGAGCTTTGCAACATTGACCACTAGTTACCTGCTAGCTTGGCCAAAATGGGTGAAATAAGATGAAGAAGAAGGCAGGTCATAGCCGCGTAGAAACAGAACGCCGCGGCAAGACTCCACCACATCATCTGAGGACTTGACTCAGACCAAATCCACCACCATTGACTAATGGTATGTCCAGTGACACAATAAGACAATCCTTCAAACATTCCCACAAGAGCCGTGATCCCAATCCAAAAGAACGCCCACCAATACTGATGGCAAATGAAACAGATGGCAATCAGGCACACATCAAAAAAGATAAGCCCAACCAACCCAATGGTGCTCAATATCGGCTTACTAAATATATTTTTTAGCTTTTCCCGTACGCTCACGTGCGATCCTCCTTCTTTGGTATTATATTATTTATAGCTTCTTTTAGTTTTGCCCGGGCCCAATCCCGGTCCATCTCTACTGACTCCATGTACGAAAACAGACTGTCCTTAGCCGCCTCAGGATCCGTGCTGTACAGAGCAAACAAGCTGTCTATAAACCGCTCTGTCTTGTTTAGCCAACACGTAGGATCTCCGCCGCAGCATGAATACGGCTTTCGTTCACTCACTTCGTTGCCTTACAGACGCAAAACTGCTCTACATCCTCTTCTACGCGCCGCTTAAACACAGCAACACCGGGCTCGTACTTCTCGATCTGATCAAAAGCAAACTGAAGCTCTCTCTTGTTCTCACACCACTCTGTCACCTGACGCACGCAACACCTCCGGTTGATTTATCCACGCATCTATTTTACTAAAATCTTGACTATACTATCCTTGGCGATGTTCTCGTACGAAAGGTCTATGTCACAATGACCATTTTTAACCTGCTTCCCGTCTTCTAACGAGACGCCTGGGGTAGTGACAATCACAGCGCCAGCCTTTACGAGAACGTCTTTAAGGCTAATCATATTGGAGTAGAAGTGCAGCATGGACTTCCTGGCATCCTGCACGTAATCCGCTCCGTACGCCGTAATAGACTTTCCTATGTACCCTTCGGCAAAATAGAACTTGTTTCCTTCTGGAGACGTTACCAAAAGACCGAGCATCTTCTGCTTATCCTTGATCTTTGACTTCGCGGTGCATACCACATTATTCGGGTTAACCACGTGGTTTCTTTCCATGCTCTTTGTCTTCTCTGATGCGACGATAATCGTAAACGGAACTTCAAGGCCGGACTCGGTCTCACCCCACCCACCGTCACAGTTAAAGTAGTTGAGCATCACGATATACGACGCCTGCTTCTGGTTCTTTACATAAAACAGCTCAGACGCTCCATTAGGCCCTGGCGCGTCAGTAACGTCTCCGGAAAACAAAACGTCGCTGTCTCCTGACCTGTAATAGCCATCCCATCCCATCTTGTCACCGTCGCAACGAATTAAAGACAAGTCCAGATCAACTCGGTTTTTACCTACGTTACCCCAGTGAACACCTACAATGATATCCTTAGGAACAAACACGGAAGTTCCGGATGGAAGGTCCCCGGTAAACTGCTTCTCTGTCGTAGGAAGGGAGTACTGAACTCCAGTAGGCAGGTAAATCTTCTTTCCATCGACCTGTGGCTTGATGTCGTTAGCAATAGAGTCGACAACCTTGGACAAAGCTGCATCGGCCACGTCCTGCTCTTGAAAGTCGAACTTCGTCGCGAAGCTCTTGCCATTGCGCACCTTATACAAGATAGACTCCGCGTCCGTGGTCCGGTACTTTAGTGCATACGCAAGGCGTATTTTTCTGAAGATGTTTGCCTTAGACAGCTCAGCGTCCATAACCTTTGTATTAAGCCCCGTGCCGGACTTAATCTTTGCCGTTACTGAGTTCAAGTAATCCTCAGGCATAGGCTTGTGATTCTTCACAGCGAGCTTCCGGATCTTATTGATGATTATCTTGAGCCCAGGCTTAGTCCTGAATGCCAGAAAGAGTGGCTTAAACCGATAAAAGATCTCAGCAAGCTTCTCAAGCCCATAGCTATCCTTGTACCTCTTCAGAAGCCCATATACGGCAAGGTTGTCCTTTGTCTTGATGTCAGCTATGGTCATCCTGTCCTTGATAAGCATAGTCGTATTAGTGGACTTGTAGACCAAGTACCGCAAAAACTCGGTCGGGTCCGAAGGAAGCACATTTGTGAGGTCATAGAGCGCGACCCGTACTTCCTTATTCTTAACTGCAAATATCTCCGCCTGGCTGAACCCGATGAACGTAATGAGGTCAATGACGTCAACCTTTGTATCATCGCTAAGAGCGATACCAGACCCAAGAAACGTAGTAAGCTTTTCTTTTAGCTCAGCCTTTGTGTACCCCTTAATTACAGTCAGGCTGACCTTGTCTAGCTTGACTTTAGGAATAGTGAGCTTCTCCGCCGGTATGTAGACAGAGTCCTGGCTGTACACACCCATGGCCTCAAATCCGTAAGTAGTTATGTAGTGAACAACCTGCTCAAGAAACAGCTGCTCAAGGCTCGCGTCACGGACCTTAGACCACGACTTATGAAAAGACGCATTCATCTTGTCACCAGAGAGACCTACTTCTCGTGACACCACATCGACCAATTTCAAGAGCTCCTTTTCAGTGTAGTTACCGGCGACAACTGGAGAAAAGATAAAACCCTGCCGTACTGTAGCTGTCATAATCTCTTTACTGACGGCGCTTGCTAACCTGCTGTCGGAAACTGGAACTGCTTTGAACAACCGGATCGATGCTTTCATTGTGTTTCTCCTGTTAGTGACGAGGCGAACGGTATTTTCTCAGATAGAAGTTTGTAGGAACCGTTTATGCCTCTGTGTTACTGGCGAGAGGTATTTATGCACCCCGAAGGGTGCGCCCATTTTTATTAGGAACCTCTTATGCCAGAAGTTATGCAGCGGGCTGTAGTTCGCTATGTATCGAGGCCCCTAAGGGCCTCGTCTGATATGTTAGGAACAGCCTTTGCCGCAATACTGCTGGGGCGGGGAGTATCTCTTTGTCATAGTAAAGTGTATAGGAACTCCCTATGCCCCAAACTTGTTATTTTGCTGTCAATGTCAACACGGCCGGATTAACCACACCCTTTGACTCTTTAACTCCCCAGATCTTGTTATGTGCCTTCCTGATCTTCTCCGCGTTCTTCCTGTTCTTAGCCTTTGCTATCCCAAGAGCAAGTGCACACGCGTACGTGTTACCACTATGACCGTCATCAATAAGTGAGTCAATTTTCTTTAGTGACCTACCGTTGTCGATCAGTAACGCGATCTTATTACCCTCGTTTGTAATAAAATCATTGTACGCCTTGTCACCGGCCATACGCTCGTCCTTTGTCTGAAAGTCATTAGCAATACACCACACATGCTCAAATGTGTCGTCTGTGAACACCTCAAACCCGATTACAGTACTCCCCTGGACAGTCCAGGTCCTGATGAATGCCCCTGGAACTATAATCTTCTCCCAATCCTTCTCCGGATGCCAAAAGTCCTTGCGCTTAGCCCCACTCCAGCTACACCTGTCAAACTCAAAGTCTACCTGGCCCTCTCCGTTCCACTGCACCTTAGTTATCTTCTCAATATGCGGTGTAAACATGCTAGATCCTTTCAAGTATGTAATCTGTGGACTTTTTCAAGTCCGTGTTGACCACTTCCTCGTACGGAATCTTGTATAAGCGCAGGAAGCCGCGTATGCTCTCGTCAATCCTCTTCTGAATCTCGTAATTGGAGTGCCTAAGGTTATCCTTGATCGGAAACTTTTTACCCGGCTTGATGTAAAATACCTTGTCATACGTCTGTGCGGACTCCAAAGTCATGTCTAAGAGCTCCCTAACCCACATGCGGTCCTTAGGGGACTTCATATCCGCCTTAAACACTCCATAAACGTATGATACGAACACAGGGCTGTCACATACGATGTAGTCATACTGTGTGCTGATGGCGTTTTCTAGAAGCCTGTTCCACGTTAAGAATATTAGCATCTGCTCCGATATGTGCTCAGGGTGCCCATACTTCTCGATGTAGTCCCTCGGATACTCCAGGATGTACTTCGCGTTCTTGTTCCTGACCTTCAACTGTGTGGCAAGGTTGAGGGCCAGTGTAGTCTTACCGGACGCTGGCGCCCCAATCAATGCCACTATTTTTGATTTGGACTGCATAACACTCCTGGAGTAAACGAGTACCCGCACTTAGGACAAAACTTGTGGTGCTCAAAGTGATCCGCGTTACAGTCAGGGCACTTGTTAGACTCCCTAGACGACAAAACTGCTCCACACGTGTTACAAAACTTATCGCCGGACCACGCAAATCCGTGCTGCTTACATGTTTTTACCGGACAGTATTTCATCTTCACTTGGAACCGCTCCTTAACTTTCTGATACGTCTCTTGTATACAGGAGAATCTTTGTAAAACCTCTTATTACACATATAACAAACATAGTATGCGTCATTACTGTGGCCAACTATAAATAGCTTGTGACGCCTGCACCCTGTCATTTAAGCGTATACCCGCTGAGCTTCTCCGCTTTCTTTTTATCCATGAGCAACCACGTCTTTGGGCGCGTATCATCTGGGTTGCTGAACTCCAAAAACTCCCTTAAGTTATAGCAGTATCCGGCAGCGTCAAAAAGACCGTTATCGATCACACAAACAAGACCCATGTTATCAGGAACCTTAGCAAACACAGTCGGTCGCGGGATAATAAACGCTTCTTGATGCTCTTCGCATATCCTCTGCGCCTTACCCGTGTTATGCCCTGGAGTCTGAATGTAATAGCCCATATCATCACCTCACTCTATATTACGGCTGTTTTCGGAAAAAATTATGATATTTTTTGAACTATTTTACACGTATAATAAACTAGCAATAACTAGCAAAACTCTACTTCAAACTGCTCTTGCTTGTATATAGACATTCTTTCTTTCGAATGCTTAAGTAAGTATTTATTACCGTGGTCGCAAAAATCGTACACCGACACAACATTTTCTCCCTCCTTACGGCGAAGACTCCTACCTATCCTCTGAAGCAACTGCCGGCGCGACTTCTTACCAGCAAGAAGGATTAACACTTCAATCCGGCTGATGTCAATTCCCTCGTCAATGATGTTTGTACTAATAAGTATCTGTAGTTTACCGGCCTTGAAGTCAGACAACGCCTGAGCCCTGTGGGCAGCTTTTCCTGATATGAACACAGAACTTATCCCGTTATTACTTAGTAGCTGCTCAACAATCTCCCCATGCTCAAGGTAGTCCACCACGATCAAAGTTGACTTACCTGGGTTGTTCTTGATGATCTCGACGGCCTTTCCGTTGCGCTCGCTGTTCTGCACGATGCCGAGCTTGACTACCATCTCGTATACCTTCTTCATGAGCTGCTGGCCAGAATAGAGCTCGTCTTTGGCCTCGAGCTCCGCCTTGGCCATTCCGATAACGCCGCGAACCTGGCTTGAGACGTCCATCTCATACATGAAGATCTTGGGCTTCGCTGACACGTCAAGCGCTATCAACTCGTCGTTTGAGATCTTGTAGACCACGTCTCCCAAAAACTGCCTCACCAAAACTCCGTTGTATTCGTTGGCAGGTGGCACCGTGCCACTGAAGCCCCAGCGGTAAGGCGCCGGGCATGCTTCAAGTACAGCAGTGAACTGCGCCGCCTGAGCATGGTGAACCTCGTCCTGTATAACGCACTGGAGACTTTTAAAATAGTCATCAACCTCCTGGTCAGCTCCGAGTCTATTAACAAGAGTTGTAATCATAGCTACAGTAACTGGTCTTATAAGAATGTCTTTCGCCGTAATGAAGCCGCACTTAAGTCCCGTGTACCTTTCAATATACTCCACAGTCTGCTTCAACAGCTCCGACCTGTGTGTTAACACGAGAGTTGGCGCCGGAGCAAGCTTCTTTATCAACCCTGAGAAAATGGCCGTCTTCCCAGCGTTTGTGGCAGCCTCAATTAAGCAGTTCTTGTTAGCAATGCACTCGTCGATCGCCTTTAGCTGGTAATGCCGATCAGGATCATTAACGTCAATTGTGTTGAGCTCAAGGCGTCCCTGGTCCACCTTCGGAAACTTCCTATTATCCACAACGTCAATCTTACGGAGCTTCCCGGACCTTAGCACATAGGACAACAGCCCTATCGGAAACACACCCGTCCTAATGTCAAACATCCGTTTCTTACCGTCCCACTGGCCTCTCTTGTACGCCATCGAGTACTTAGCCCCTGGAACGTCAAAAGTGAGCACACTCCTTATCCACATAAGCTCTTCCCTGGTTCCCTGAACAAAACACTTACTTGGGCATAATAGGATTATCAACTGGTGGCTCCTCTTGTTTAGCTTGCGGTGCTGCCGGGGGACACCGCTGCATTACCTGCAGCAGCTGAATCCGGCGAATGATCATGTTGTTTAAATGAGCCAACTTGTTTACGTCGTCCTCAGATGACAGCTTGAATATCACAGCTGTTAAAAGATCATCGTCTAGCATACAGGGCAAGCTCAAACTTGTCTTTAATACTGACTTCTGTAGGAGTTGTCAGGATCTTCCTCAAGTAGTCTCTGTCAGCCAGATAAAGCTCGTTAGGATCATCATTCCCAGGGAAAAAAACTATCTTCGTGTGCACACCAGCCACCTTTAACCGCGTATACATCGCAATAGCTTTGTCTTTGATGTCCCCGTCCAGAGCAACCACAACCTCTTTAAACCCTATCGTCTTAATCTTGTCCACCTGCTCGTCAGAAATCCCAGACCCAAGCAGCGGAGTAACCGTAAATCCAAGTTTGTGAACTGAAATCGCGTCAAAAGCTCCTTCAACAATATATAAGCGCAGTCTGTTAACACTCCCCAAGAAGTACGGAAGTATTTTCTTTTTATCTATGACCGGGTTCAAATATCTACCTCCGAAAAACATGTGGCGAGAAACAAAGTAAACTACTTTACCTCCCTCATAAAGAGGGATAATGAGCTTACCCCTATAGCGCCCTTGAGTGGCTGTAAGAAGATTATAAGTACCTATGTCACTCGCTGTAAGACCACGACTCTCCAAGTACTCTTTATTTTTCTCATAGTCAACCGGAACAAACCCGTCAAGACTAAGTTCTTCCTTGCTTACACTAACAACTGCTTCACTAGACTTCCAGTCACTGTCGTCAAACTCAAGGTGTTGATCCTTAAAAAACTTCCTTACCGTTCCCTTAGCATCACAGACCCAACAGTGGAACACACCCCTACTTGAATGCACCTCAAGGTTGTACTTTGTACCACCACAGTACGGGCAGTCTTTTAAAATAATCTGCTCCCTATTGACCTTGTGCTTATACTGCCTCTTAAGAGTGTCCTGCCACATCAAGCAACCCCCTGTGTCCTAAATACAGTATGATCCTTTCCAGAAGCCTTGGCATACTCGATAGTCTTTCCGGTCCCAGAACTCTCCCCGTCCCAGAAAAATAGACACATGTCGGCCATATCCACCATTGCCCTGTTTCTCACATGGCCACCCGCCCTGCCGAGAGAGCTAACGTACGGAAACTTGCCAACCACCATACCTAGCCTCTCCGCCTCTTCACCTGCAATCCCATCCGGAGAGTCTGGACAATCTCCATGAATCAAGATCCACTCCTTATCAGAAAACCTTCGAACCATGCTGCGCACGCGTTCCGGACAGCAATACCCTCTCGATCCACTAACCATAAGTATGCTTTTCATTTTCTCTTCTTTGGCAAAAGCTTGAAACAGCTGGCACACATCGTCGGCTCAATTGCCGCAGGAACCTTAACAGGACATGAGCACTGTACACTAGTCTTATGCTTCTTGTGGGGTCGCCACACAGTGTATTCCATTGATTTCATCTTGACGCCTTCCTCCTTAAAAATAACGGGGTTGTCTCACCAACCCATCCGCCTTCTACGTTAAAGGACATATGTTCGATCGCATCCTCCTCTGTCATACCCTCTCCCACAAGGACCTTAATGCATTCGTCGTAGTCATAACACGCCAGAGGCTTATTGAACTGGCAGGCGATTCCTACAAAAGCGTCCTCAAACCCGTCGGCTAGCAGAATCCTGTCCTCTTCACTGTACCCTAAGTCTTCAATGAACTCGTTAATGGAATCCCGCTTCCTACCAGCAGTACCACGAGGAATTACTTCCGGGATCTGTGGAGATACTTTTTTCTTCTTTTTCATCGTCGGAAGTGCTTTTTTATTCTTTTTCATTAGATGCCTCCAAGTAACGTACCGCTTCGTGTAAAACTAAAATAGAGTCGCCGCTGTACCCTAGCATAAAGTTGCACCGAGCGCATAGTAAGCCCCTGATAGCTCCAGTAGTATGGTTGTGATCAACGCTAAGCCGTTTTTTTCCTGGGCATGTTTCAAAACATATAGCACATCTACCACGCTGTTTATCAAACAGCCTATCATACTCTTCTAAACCTATACCATAGTTATACTTAAGAGCTTCTCTTCGTTTTGATTCGGCTCCTTTAAGCGACTTACGGTATTGACGCCTAAGTTCCTTACACTCCGGAGAACTATAGTATTTTCTCCTCAACTCTTTGACTCTATCAGTCCTCTGATACTGTCTTTCGCGCTCTTTTACCTCCGGCAATTTGCGGCGCTGTCTATTGTACTCTCGCATATGTCAAGATTTATCTTCTCCTACAAGCACTTGATATGTGGTACTTGGTACATAGAGGGCACTTGTATATCTTTAGTTTTGGAGCGTCCTTATATGCCCTTGACCAGTCCACAACCTTCTGTGCCTCAGCAGCCGTACTGAACACCTCTTTTGAGAGGCACATGGTTACTGCGTAACTCATCTTTTTACTGCTTCCACTTTAACCATGCTCTTCAAGTAGTCCTTCGCCATCTGGTAGATCTCCTTAGCATCCTGCGGCATCTCCTTGGCGATGTCGCTATTAGCTATCTTTGGGAAAATCTTGATCATGGCGTACTGCTTTGACGTCGGAACAAAGTTTAGTGCAAGCGCTATCAGTAAAGCCGGAACAAACACACTTCGTACCCCGCCAACAGCCATCTTAGCCGTCTTTCTATCAGAGTCAGAGTAGGACATAAAGCTGCACGCACTTGCTACGATCAACCCAATGCCTGAAAAAACGAATAACATAGTGGCAACCATACCCCACCCCTGAAGATTGTCCAACATCAACCACCAATAAACCTGTCCCTCTGTCATTTTATCCCCCTTTTATGTTAGTGCACCCACCAGGGCTCGAACCTGGAACCAAAGGATTATGAGTCCTCTGCTCTACCATTGAGCTATGGGTGCAAGTGTTAACCCCCCGAAAGTGTGGGTTTTACTCAAACTCCTTTAACTCTTGATCCTTAATAACTACATGAATACGCTCATCATCGTGCTTTGACCCAAACATACCGAAGTGCTCCATAACCGCCCAAAGAAGCTTACGACCATTCCTGGCTTCCGAGGCATGCTCGTCATCTTCAACAGCAATAAACCTCTCGCTCTTAGTGTCAGCGTCCTCGTATCGCAAAACAAACCCGTTATCCGCGTCTTCAATCGTAAGTCTCACCTAGTCCTCCTGTCTTGTGCTTCCCGTTCACGTACCCTGTTTAATGCTTCTACTCCAACAATGTCTATGATGTACTTTGGCCAGTTATCAGATGCTACGGCCTCAGGGTCCTTCCACGGGTGTATCTTAACAAGATCCCACGGAGCACTATAGGACCTTAAACTCCTGTCAAAGTCGACAAGCCATCCGTAAAAAGGGTCCCACCCGTTTCGAGACTTCCCGACACAAAATATAGTCGGGCTAACGTCTTTATTTGCCCCGTCGTACTGACGCACAATTAGAAGTGTTGTATCCGCGATCTTGGCGATATTGCTCGATCCGTGGAAATCATCATTGTCAGGCATCTTCTTGTCTCTTGCCTTACGGCGCAGGTGGGAGAACATAAGCACAGGAATGCCACGCGCCTGAGTTAGGTCCTTGACCTTCCGCATGATCCCAGAGAGCTGAGAAGCCTCGGACGAGTCGTCTTCCATTCCGAAGTAATGCAAGTGGTCTACGACGACAAGGTCTGCATCCTGTATCCTACCGAGCTGCTGGAGTAGCTTATCAATGCGAAGGTCTGACTCGTTCTTGCCGTAGATGACCAACTTACCCCTAAGTGCTGCCAACTCCTTCTCAGCAATCGCCTCAAAGCGCTCAATCCCTCGCAACCCATTGGCAAGATAAAGCGGGTAGGACATTGGCATCCCCTTATTGGGGTTCTCGGGTGAGAAGTATTCCCTGGCGATGATCTCGTACTTGAACCGAGATATAACCTCATTCTTTGAACCTTCCAAGCAAATCAAGTATGTCTTCTTCCCAGCCATCGCATTGATGCGTGCTGTGTCGGCGCCGAATTGAGTTTTCCCGACACCACTCTCGGCTCCTACTACAACAAGTTCCCCTGGAAATATTCCAAGCAAGCACTCATTCAAAGCCGGTACAGAGTACTTGACTAGTTTGTCCGGTGTAATCCTAGCTAGGTCCCTGTTCTGCCGGTCTATAGCCTGATCAATCTCCATGAAAAACGAGTTGTCAAACGAATCGCCAAGTGGCTTCCTGGGTGCCTTCTCAACCGTCTCCATGAACTGGTAAGCCAACTGCCTGTAGTCGCTCCCTGGAGTGATCTTGTTGACGATCTTGATGAGGTTGCGCTCAAATACGAACCGGCCAAGCTCTTGGTAGACCTTGTCGATCAGGACTTCTGTACTTACATCGGTTACTACGGCCGCGATATCGTTTAAGGTTTTCTCGTAGGTCTTAATATTAGCCTTCTCATGGTCCGGGAGATCCCCGAGCATCATGAGCATGTCGCCGAACGTAGGGCGTTTGAAGTACTTGTCGTCGAAGCGGTAGGCTAGCTCAAGCAGGTTGCTCTGCACGGCATTTTCGAAGATGTCCTTTGGGAGCTTCCCGCAGAACTCGGCAAATACAGCGTCGTCAGTAAGGAACTTCTGCCAGAATGGTAGCCAGTTCATTTTACCTTCAGTACCCGGTTGCCCGAGCGGTTTGGATTGATTTTAGATAAGTATTTATGAATCACTGACTTGAATAACCCTGTAGTGTATGTGCTGTTCTTAACAAACTCGTCCTCGTCTTCTTCAAAGAATGCATCAATGAGCACAGGTATCTTGGTCGGACCAAGCCCACCTGCTAGTAGGTCTTTAAAGATCCTACTGTCGTTGTTGAAGTTCTGTGCAAAGTACTTCTGGTTAAACTTGTGCTCGTACGACTTGTAGAAGTACTGCATTAGCTCGAGTACCTCTTGAGAAGGCCCAAGTTTGCGTTCTTTAGGTGGCTTGTCAGGAGACTCAACAGGTGTGTACTCGCCGTCAGGCGAACAATTTACTTTCTTTTCCTTTTCTTTCCTTTCCTTTACTTTACTTTGTGGCGTTTCAGCAGGGTTTCGGACGTCTGAAACCCCGCTGAAACCCTGCTGAAACCCTAGTTTCTGGAGGGTTTCGGGTGTCTGAAACCCCGCTGAAACCACATTTTCTAGTTTCTGGAGGGTTTCGGGTGTCTGAAACCCCGCTGAAACTCTAGTTTCTGTATTGTTTCTGCCGCCGTAAATAGCTCTGTTACTGTCTCTCTTCTTGTTTACCTCACCAATCCGCTTTTGTATGCCACCAGAAGTAAGGGTGCCATCCGAGTCATACCTACTCTGTGAAAACAGGCCAATGTGCAGCATGTATTCGACCATCCTTTTTAGTTTATCCTCTTCAATACCAGTCCGGCGTACCCACAAGGCCCATTTAGGGTTATGCTGATCGTTTATAACAACCTCACCAGATCTGTCCTTGTATGCCCACTGTAGTATCCGCACATACAGCCCAAACCCTTCAAGCCCGTACTCTGCTTCTAGCTCCTCGAGTTTTTGGTCGATGTCGCAGTCCATAGGAAAATAGTCTAGTCCTTCTTTGATTGGTCTCGCCATTAGTCACCTTTCTAGGGGGTTGTAGCATCACACACTATATATTACGGCTGTTTCAAGAAAAAATTATGATATTTTTAATGAGCTTTTCAGACGCTGGTGAAACATCTGAGCAGTCCTTTTACCAATGACTACCGGTAGCATTTGAGATACTGTATAGCAGACTCGAGGATCTCAATGTTGTCACCACATTGACCGAGTATGAAATTGCATTTGTCACATAGGAGCCCGCGTACCTGGCTTGACATATGGCAATGATCCACCGACAGCTGCCTTCCAGGAGTCTGAAGTTTGCTACAGATAGCACACTTTCCGTCTTGGTTTGTAAACATTGTGTCGTACCACTCTGAAGTAACGCCAAATTCTTTTTTTCGATGGTAGTCTTGGTGTTTTCTCTTGTTATTTTTGTACCTGTCTTTTCCCTTCTTGTTAGAGCAGCCTTTACAGTAGCACGCCACTCCGAAAGCCGTGTGTATGTCTTTACCAAACTCATCTAGAGGTTTTGTCTCATGACACTTTGGACAATATGACTTTCCTTCTTTAATGAGTTTTTCTCGCCGGGTCATTGGTAGCTCATAGGATCCATGGCGACGCAATCTAAAATAATGCGCGTTACATAGGCCACTTCTTTTGCTTGCAGCTTCTTTCTCACAGTTTGGCACTTTGCATGGTATAGTACTCATAGAATCCTCCTATTTTAAGTTATAGAGTATTATACCACGTTTTTGCAACTTTGTCAATACAAATTTTAACATTTTTTTGCTATTCATACAGGCTTTGTTTTATGTACTCTTTGAATATAAGTGCGGTCTTTTTTCCAATAGCAGTTTGGGCTTCTTTACTAAAAACAATTTCTCCGACACTCTCTTTAAGCACGTCCTCAACCATTGCTTTTATAATAGCCCCTGTTTCTGTAATAGTAGCATCCGGAAACCTATCAAGCACATGCATGAGGCGTTGACGCGTGACCCACTCGTCCGCGATAGCCTGTGCCTCTGTGAGTACTTCAAGGCGCTCTTTAGACACCTCTCTTTTCTTGGCAGTCTCCTGGAACTTCTCATTCTTGTGCTTGGCTATTATCCGCTCACCATTGTTCTTCCGGAGCTCAACAAGAGTCCGTAAAACCACACCTTCACGGATATGCCCGGGCCCAACACCATTCCGCACAGCCTGGACAGAGTCTGCCTCGGAAAGTGCATTTAAAACATCAAGATCTGTGGCAACCTCTTCATAATGAACAAACTCAATGCCGAGCTGAGCACACACAGACTCCGCGTTAGGCACAGCAAGCCAGTTTCCACCAAGCTTGACGTCGAAGGCTATAAACTTAAGCTCTTTGCCGTATGTGCCAGACATGCCCTGCTGCTTGCCACCATAAGCTTCCCCAAAAACAATGAGCTCCTTGATGTTCATGGCTCGAAACTTGTTTTCTAGGTCTTGGTGGTTAAACAGTTTTATAAAGTTTTCGTGCTTTTCACCGCCGGAGAAAAAATGCAGTTCAATCTTGTCAGGCCAGCGTTCTTGCCATTCAGCCTCAGTGTACCGCCTCGCGTCCTCGTTAACACCAATGATAGGTCCAAACACAAGCTGCCTGGACCGGTCAAGGCTAATATGTGCTGATGTTCCGTGGATCTTCTCCATAGCGTAGCAGCGCTTGAACATAAGAATTTCCTGGTTCTTGTAAAGATTATCTATCCCGAGATAGCCCATCGTGGTCCTCCTCTAGTAGTGTAAACATTCCCTGATGCCCACAGGAAAGGCAGCTTGCACGGATAGTATCCTCGTCTTCTTTGGACAGTACCTCGTACGCGCATGTGTAGTTACAGATCAGGCACTTCTGCAGCATTATCTTTGGCTGAGTATTACTCATAGTGGTTGCTTTTTTACATACTTTGTTAGGTTGTTCTGATCCGCCAGCCACGCCGGAACTTTTACAATAAATGTTTCAGGACTTAGGATGCATTGGCTCTTTGGAAGCCATACCGTTACTGTTTTCATTGGCTTAGCGCTGTAGAAGCTCACAAGCCAGGCCTTCTTTGTTGTGTGCTTTAAACAATGAAACTCAAGTGACATAAACGTTACTTTGCTATATGCGTCCCCGCCGCTGTATTCTCCCCAGTCCTCAAAGTTATCATCTTCCCAATCATCACCCCATTGGCCCATGTTAAATGCCCCACGTGTACCGTGGGTCCTCCGACTTGTTGTACATGTCTTCTTCGTGTTGTTTACGGTGTTCGTCTAGGTGCTTGAAAAGAAGTTTCCATATGGTAAACTTTTTTCCGCATTCGGTGCAGGTGAACTCAGTGGAAGGGGCGTGGCAGTCACATGTGGTACATCCGCAGGACAGTATTCCGTAGTAGGGTTCTTCCGAGGTATTTCTGCAAGAGGGGTACTCTTGGCAATGCACACACGTTTTTCGGGGGGTCATTTACTTCTCCTATTTAGTTGGAGCCGGCGAACGGGGCGGCGGGTTCTTCCACCATGTCCGTCCACTCAAGTGGTATTTCTCCTCATCTGAGGCGGGGTTTTTGGCCATCCCACTGCCGGTCAATTCTGAACAACCGGCCTCTCGCCCCACTATCTGTGCGTGTAACACGCCACAGCTCCAAACGATTGGTGGTCTTGGTTCACTGGTTGCGGTCTTTCCCCAAGCATAGTTTAAAAACACCACCAACATTAGTTTGTAGCCGTATAGATTGGTACGTTTTTACTTAGCCCCTCTGAGAGTAACGGCCGGGCGACGTTTCTTAGCTGATGGCTACTTCTAAGCCTACAGCCCAATCACTTTAGGGAGTTTATCCCCTAATAGCACGGTTTCCCGCTATTCGACTACGCAAATTAAAGAGTATCTCGACGTAGGTTTTTCGCTTTAAATTCCTGTATGAGCGAATAGCGCCTGTAACCTCGAGCTTCAACCCGCCGGCGTCCCGGAATACTCTTTGTCAAATTGTTACCCACAGCACCACATGAGGGTTCAGTTTCCCGGGGGTTTTATTCGTGCTAACCGGGTATTGGGGCTACGGATACTCTCGCGGGCTAGTTTGCGATCACCGCTGACCATTTCCGACTCCTGTGCCTACCCTCATACGCCAAGCCGCAACACCCAACGTATTACTCTGGCACGCCCTGATGCTGACACAACCCACCTTTGCCTCCTACGCAACTTTTGTTATTTATGCTTTTGGTGTAATCGCTTCTTGACGAGCCTGCTGCCGCTGAGCTTTTTCCTTTTTAAGGTGCCTGAGGATCTCCTTAGCTTTTTTGATGTCTAAGTCGATCTTGTCGATAACTTTGTCGCGAAAGTGATGCTTGTGGGCGATCACATATCGCGTCCCGTTTGCTCTGTGTGGGTACACAGCGGAGCTCTCCGCCAAGTTGATTTCAGAGACACTTATTCCCGCTAGGTCCGCGATTTGCTTAGCCGTTAGACCGAGTGGGTGGTTCTTCGTGTGCTTTACCATGGTTCTTTTTCCTTATGTTAGTTGTTGGTTATGCTGTGCGAGTAAATAGGCTGCTCGGGGACTGGCGAACAGTACTAGCAACACGCCAGTGGAGGTGCTGTTAACGAGGACTTCTCCCCGGCTAGTTTCCTCTTGAATCCCCCAAGCAGCCATTTCTTGCTACTCCTTCTTGCTTAACATCTTTCCGAACACCCCGGACACGTCCATAAGAGAGGTGTTGTTATTACCGACCGGAATACCCCAAATCTGCAACGTCGGAGACAGCTTCTCCGCAAACGCAAGGTTCACGACATTCTGACCACCACCAAGAGCCTCGGCAGACAGTTTCTTGCCTTCTGCTTCAGCCTTGTACCGAGCAAGGTTACCAGCAGCTTCAGCTTCAAGACGGTACCTATCGGCATCTGCTTTCAGCTTAATAGCTGCGGCATTGCCCTCGGCTTCCGCTTTAAGAGACTCCCCACGACCCTGTGCTTGTTGGATCGCTTGGAACTTCTCCCCCTCGGCTTCCGCTTTAAGTTTCAAGGCGTTCTGTTCCGCAGCAGCAGCCAAGTTCTTGTTGACCTCAACTTGCTGTGAGGCCAGCTTCTTGGACTCAATAGCCTGTTGGAACTGGGCATTCTGCCACCGGAAATCCCTCATTAAGGCATCCTGAATGTTAATGGCAGGATATTTGCTGAGAGCGTCTTGAAGTTTTGTTTTAATGGACTGTTGGATTTGTTCACGGATCTTACCATCGTACATCTGCTCAGCCGTGTATTGCCCGATCGCAATACGAGCCTCTGACCGGACCTGCGGAAGCAGAATCTGATCCTCGTACCCAGGACCTACTGACGCGTGAAGCGCCGGCACGTCTTTGGCATTGAGCGAGTAAATGATCGTCATGTCAACGTCAATACCCTGACCGTCAATGGTCTTGAGTGACATATTCCACTCATTAGAGTGCTGGTCCGACTTCATGGAGTCATGTGGGAATGACCGTGCGGATATCTGGTAGATCACCATATCCGTCTGCCAATGATTAAACAAGTGGTACCCAACCCCCCTGGGCTCTGGCACAACCTTACCGGCGAACTTGTTCACTTCAACAGCAACTTCTGTAGGATGGACATTTACATAGCCGAATGTGAGCAATGCCACAAACAGTACGATAAATGCTACGACGGCTCCCCCTATTCCAAATACTTGTTTACTTTTTTCCATTTTAATTCCCCTTTTTCGTTGCTGGTTTGGTGCTTTGCTTCGACTCTTCTTGCATTTCTTTTGCATTTTTTATCCACCCACTTGACATTCCAAACAGGATATTGGACGGACCTTCATATCCAGATGCTGTCCACACAATATAATGGACAAAATTCGCTACAAACCACAGCAGTATCAACATTCCGAACAGCTCGATGAATCTAAACACTTCTACCACCTCCTTATCTGATGATCCCTTTTGATTTGGCCCATGTCAGCCAGTTTGTTTCAAGTAAAGCCGTAAACTGTATGTTGCTCATCGGAGCTTGTGTTTTACTTGCCGCTCCTTTAAGCGCCTCAGCTTCCAGGCTCTTCAGTATTTCCCTACGGTCGTTAAGAAACTGTTCCCACTTTTTCATGCCTTCTTGAAATCCAAAATACCCGAAGATTGCAAGAAGTAAAACAAACATCGCGCCTACCATGCTTCACCCCCCTGTTAAAATCCTCCTGATGCACCACCGCCTCCGAAACTACCACCACCAAAACCTCCAAACCCACCACCGCCGTCTCCGTCATCACAGCCACCACCAAATATGCCATCATCGTCAGAGTTTGCAATGACATACAAGACAACAATGACCACGGCGATGGCGATTACCCACGCTATTACAGGATGGGTGTGAAACAATATCGAGATTTGATCAGCGTCGCCTTTTGTCATTAGAAATCGCCCGTAGCGCCTCCGCCACTAAAATCACCTCCGCCAAATCCACCAAAGCCACTTCCGGAATCGTCGTCGCCGCTTCCGCCAAAGCTAGGACCTGAGGAGTCATCGTCTCTTCTTTGACGGTCTTCCTCTTCATCCTCTTCTTCTTTTCTTTTGCGACTGGACGCGAGCTCTTCTCCACACTCCTGGCATACTCTTTTGTCATCGGTGCTGCACATACGCAGCTCTAGCTCTCGCAATGTGTCCAGCTCGACTGAGGTTACCGGAATGTACTGTACGTTTACCATTTCTGCACCACACCCTGTGCAGGATTCAATGGTCACAGACTTGCCTGCCAACACAATTACGTCTCCGACTTCTTTCATTGTCTCACCTCCTTGTTGATTGCTTGAAGTCCCGCTACCATACCACCCTTCCAGTCGCCCCGCTTAAAATGAGGCGCAATGATATCGTGGATGATGTTGCCTGCTTTAGCGTCAGGCAAGAACGCTTCGGCTCCGCGGCCGGCTTCGATGCGGATCTTCCGGTCACTCTTAGCCAGGATAACAATAACGCCATTATCCTTGCCCTTAAACCCAACCTTCCACTTCTCTGCTACCTTGATGCCGAACTGCTCAATCGACCACGGCTGTGTGGAGTTCACGATCAGTACGGCAACCTGAAGTTGTGGTTCAACAGACTTGCAAAATGTTGTGATCTGATCCACAGCCGAAGAGTCTAACAAGCCAAGTTGGTCAACAACATAGCCGGTAGCTTCCGGGATAGTGGGCACTTTCTCCACAGCTGTAGTAGAGACATCGCAGCCACAGGCTATGAGAGCCCAAACACACATCATCGGTACTAACCAAACTCGCCGGCTCATTTAGCCACCTCCAAATTAACTTGGGGGGGCAGTTCGGCACCCTTCTGACTGGTGTACATCGTCTTGGCTTCAAAGTGGAAGAAGCCGGCGAAGATGTTGCCCGGGAATGACTGAATGGACGTGTCGTAGATCTGTACGGACTCGTTGTACCGCTGACGGGCAACATTGATGCGGTTCTCAGTGCCTGCAAGCTCATACATCAGCCCCTGAACGGTCTCATTGGCTTTTAAGTTTGGATAATTCTCCATAATCACTAACAGTCTTGAGATAGCACCGTCCAACTCACCCTGGGCCTTAACCTTGTCGTCACCCTTAGATCCGGCGTAATTCTTACGAGCATCTGCTATTGCCTTAAACACGACCTGCTCATGCTCCATATACCCACGAGCAGCATTCACGAGGTTCGGAATAAGATCGAACCGGCGCTGGTACTGTGTCTCGACCTGGCCCCACTGCGTAACGCACTCAATACGCTGCTGGACGAGTGAGTTGTAGTTCCCTGTGATAAACCCGAACACGCAGAGTGCTATAAAAGCAAGCACCCCTAAAACCACTGCCATTCCAATTAAAAACCCCTTCATTTTATTCCCCCTTGTTTGTTGTTGGTGCCACTTGGCACGTTATTGTAATAAACTCTGCTGGACAAACCGGCTTTACAAACACATTTATATTGCGTTCGCCATTTGTTACGGCACAATCCACTCCAAAATACTCGGCGGATATTCCCAAGACTTCTACCATCCTTCGCCGTAACTCAGCAACGGCAAACTCGAAAGTAGTTTCAGGGGGTTTTGGCCTCCTAGCTACTTCCTCAAACGACGCCGCCCTGAATACGGGTCTCACTATGTATTCTCCGCTTCTTTCTCTTTTGGTGCTAACGTAACGCGAGTGTCCGTGGCAAACCATGTCTGGTAAGGGTCCTTGGCCACGGCTTCATTGAAGGCGATAACGGCAGCTTCGAGATCAGCAGATGGGTCCCAGTCTTCGTGAACATCGTCTTCAAGGAACTCATACACGTTAAGGACACGGCGTCGGTTCTGTTTGCAGAGCACTAGCTGCAGTTCCTCTGGCTCCAACCCTTCATCGTCGCAGTAATCAAGCAGGTCCTGCTCGTCAAAGAAGTAGGTGTCCGTGTCATAGATGGAGATTGGCGTCTTGTAGTCCCACTGAATGACCTTAAACTTCTCAAACTTCTCTTGCTTTGATTTCTCTCTGCAGGACTCGCACTTTGTCCACCCCTTTTCCATGGTTGCTCCACACTCGCACTTCAAGTGAGTGCATCCGGACCAGCGGGCCATGTGCTCATTGTCTCCCCAAAAGTGACCGTCTTTAGACATCCATCCGGTCACAGTTACTTTTTTTGCTGCTTCGTCAGAGCTGTATTCGATCATAACGCCCCCTACTTTATGCACCCGAGACGCTTGCGAATGTCTGCAAGTGTGTACTCGGTTACGATTTTGCCATCTTCAAATACGGTTGTAAGCAGCCCAAGATCCTCTTGTTCTGGCGTGACATCTTCAATCATCGTGAGCTCTCCGGTTGTAGCATCTTGATTAACCTGCAAGAGCCCGCGGGCGGACTTCTTGATCCCGCTATCGGTTTTCGGGTCCTTGTAGATAGTCACAGGCTTTCCGTTGATGATGCCCCAGGTAGCTTTCATGGCAAACCCGAAGGTGTCACGTGTCACAAACTGGTAAGTGTAGCTTCCGATGCCAAACACCATGTTCGTGGACGCAAACCCCTTTCGTGCAAGACCTTCACAAATGGCTTCGCACCGCTCAAGTGTGATGCTGTCGCCATAGATTACCCCAATGTGCTTGTCGAGTTGCTTGAACCCTTTAGCGTTTGTGTAGCCGCCAAAGGTGTTCCACAGAAGCTCAACAGTGCCGGCTTTGGCTGCTGGATCATCACTCACAGCGTCGCCACAGATGATCTTCACAGGATCACCACTGTCGGGGCGAACCACAAGCCGACCGTTCCGGTTCATAATTACATCTTTTAGAGCCGGAAGGGTCTTCGTGATCACATTCCAGTAGTCCCATGTGTCAGACACAACAGAGACAATGCCAGTAGGATAGATCTCAGTAAGGAGCCTGCGAAACGTCTCTTCTTCTGACAGAAGACCACCGAGGCACATGACCGAGTGCTCCGTTGCCGGAACACTGCCACCTACCATCTCCTTGTCAGAGTCAGCGCCGTAATATTCTTCAAGGAAGTCGATCGCTGGGACCGTGTCCGTGCCCGTAAAGCTAAGCAGATGGCCAGCAGCAGACATTAGGGCTCCCTCAATCCCAAATATTCCTCGCATCGAGAAGTCATGGCCCTGCCAGTTGACAAACTCCGGAATGTCAGATGTCCTTGCCGCGTACCCATCCAGCATCTTTCTGTAGGCGTAGGCTGTAGATGCTGAAGTGGTTGGGCCCCACACGATATTACACATGACTGTTTCCATGAAGTTTGTTAGCCAAAAAAACTTCGGGTGGGTGTTCCGGATCGTTAGGATCGGAATACGCATCGGACACAGAGTTCCTTCTGGAAGAGCTTTGAGCAGAATAGGAAGGTATCCAAGATCATGAAGCTCCCCAACGTGCTCAATGGGAACAGAGTCTTTTCCAAGAGCATTATCAAGGCGCCGTTTGTACTTGCGAACAACCTCGTCTTTTGGTTGGTTGAAAAAGTCCTCATTCCACCGCTTAATCAAGTACTCTTTGACAAAATACTGGATTCCAAACACGACCACGTGGTCGACCCCAGGCACACGGCTCCCGCGAGGCGTTAGATTGGAGTACACGATCTCAGTTCCTGTCGGGTACTGCCTTCTATGGTCTGTTTTGTAGAAATCCTTGAGTACAATGGGTGAAATCATTTTTCTTGTATCCTTTCCTTTTCAATTTCGTTCACTACAGCCTCCAGTACGATATACGCCTGCCCGAGACCGGCGCGGTCGTCAAGCAGGGTGCTAAAAAATGGCTTTCCGCCGTCTTTAAGCAGCGGACTCTCATTGGTGAAGCTTGGCATAAACCCAAGCGAGTACCTACAGTAATCCTGCTTAAACTTAAGCTTGTCAGGATTAGACTCGTTAGTATACAAGCACATTGTGAGCCCAAGTTTACTGCATCGGCGGAGCAGCTCCATAACAGCGGTGTAGCAGTGTCCCTGGTGGTGGTAGTCAAAGATCGTTTCATCGAAGTCGAACCCGATAACAAGGTTACCGTACTTTTTGAACTCGTTACGGAGGCGTTCGATGCACCTATTTACATCGCAATATGGATCAACGACTTGGCTCATTTCCCCTCCTTCTCAAGAGTGGACAGGCGGTTCTGGAGTTCTTTGTTTTCAGCCTCCAGTTTTTCAAATGCACAATCAAACGCATAATCTCCTTTTGAAGCATCCTCCATAATCTTTTCCAACTCAGCGTTACGAGTGCGGAGTTCTTCCATTTCCTTATCCTTGCGCTCAATACATTTTTTGACTTGAACAAACTGCCAATCATTTTCTTTCAGCCTTTCTTCCAACTCTGCGTTCTCACGCTTGAGGTCGGCTATCGCATCCAAGGCATTCTCGCCGGTTACTTCCTTCGAGTGCCCCGTTATGCCCAGAGCTTCCTCGATTTCTTCTATCAGCTGATCTTTCAGCGTTAGGATGATATCCAAACTTTCAACACGGGCCTTAAACTCCCCAAGTTGCCTGTTCATGTCTTTTTCCTTATCGCTCATTTCACTTTACCTTTCAGTGTGTATATCTCGTCGATAATGCCGTCGAAGACTTCCATTCCTTTGGTGAAAAAGCCATGTGACACCATGAGAATGACCTTCTTGGCACCCTTTTCACGAAGGACCTTGGCGATCTCAATGAAAGTCTTGCCTCCGTCGCAAATATCGTCAACAATTACACAGGTGTCCCCTTCCAATGAGTCGGCATAGACAACCGTTCCGGTGATGGCTCCTGTCCGCGGCTCCCGTTTCTTCGAACACTCAACAACACCCAAGATCCGGTTGGTCATAGAAGGAAGGTCGCTGATCTTGTTGATCTTCTTCCTGGCACCGCCATCCGGGCAGATCAACTTAAACGGCTCTATCTCCCTAAGCATCGGTTCAAAGATCTCATGCTGATGTATTACAAGGCAGTTGTGGATAAGGGCTGTTGAAACGTCCGAGTGTGGGTCAGCGATCTCCACGACAACCCCCAGCGAGTTGATAATGCCGGCGAATACCTCCAAGGAGAAGCACTCCCCTGATACAGCGACCCTATCCTGCCTTCCAAAAGGAACATACGGCATAAATATTCGTTCAAGGGTTAGACCAGCATGCTTTAGGGCATTGGCAATGAGCATAAGCTCAACCAGCTCCTCGGTCCTCTCGAAGTAGAACTCAATCGCAACTTCGTCGTTCGGGGTGTAACTGTGCACCTTAACGTGCATTTCTCCAACCGGAAACTTGAATGTTTCGTGTGTAAACCCAAGACCCTTAATCATGTTCCCTCCCCCATTTGGTTATGTTTTTATTTCTCGTAGTTTTCAAGGTAGCGCATTGCTTCTTGGAGAGCTAACACGGAGTCTCCTAAATACCCTATTCCAAGGTTGCATCTTCTGCACAGCAGTCCTCTGAAATGGCGATTGCCCGGTCTTCACGGATCTTGCTATTGTTGCGCTTCAAGGAAGCAATGAACGCTCCCGGTGCTGGTGTTTTCGCTTCTTCTGACATTGTGTTCCCCCTTGTTGTTGGTTGTTGTTAAAAAAGTTTGAAAATACTAAGCCAGAGGTGGTGCGCACTGTCTCAGCAGGTGACCCCACCGAGCACCTCAGCCCGATAACCTCCATGGAGGTCGTCAGGTTTATCAATTGCCACCGAGTTAGTTGTTGTTACTGTTAGTCCGGCCTATTGGCCGGTGTGGTCAAGTTGTCCCGGATCCCACCCAGCAACGCTCTATGGTGTGACAAGCCTAGATTTTCAAAAAACGTTTGATATCTGACTCTTTTGGTTCCCCTAAAGCAAGCTCGTACACGTCCCCGTGACCACCAACACTGTGCTTTGTTCCACGCGGTACAAATATTACCCAGATCTCGTCACGATTCTTGTGAGTCTGGATTGATGTGGATTTGCCGTCCTGAAATGCAAGCCGCTTGACCCAGAATCCCTTTCCTTTCAGAAGAACCTTGTAGTAGCCCCACTTCTTTCTCATGTATGACTCCTATATGCCAATTGCCAGTAAAAAAGAGGCTACCGTAGCGCAGCCCCATCCTCTGACCGCGTGCGGGTTACTGTCTTGAGCCCAGATGTTCAGCATAAGACATGAAAATATTAGTACAAATCCGGTCCATTTTGCAATTTTAGTTGTAGTGTTCATTTGTACCGTCCTCCCACCATGTGTACAATGTTGTCAAAGACCTGGTCCATGATGGTTTCAGAGATCAGATCAATCTTGCCGTCATTTCTTCCGCAATGCTGTGCTTCAAAGATGTTGTGTATGAGTGACTCTTTACGCTTTCCTGTAAGGATCAGTATGTTAGGCACTCTGTAGTTGTTTAGAATATAGCTGTCACTAAAAGGAATGTGCTTAAAGAGCTCAAACGACTCCGGTATTGGAAACGTACTAACGGCTCCGTACTGTTCATAGAAGATCTTTTCACCGAGGCCAACAACGTCAACGTTGATGGCTTCCTTAGGTCGGCATGAGTGTTCGAGGTAGTACCGGCATCCCTGACCGCCGCGCTCCTCTCCGTCTGTAAACACAAGTTCAACGTTGTCAGGCACAGAGTCTTGGAGCTTTAAGAGTGTAGCGACACCGGTCGAGTTGTCGTTGTACCCAAGCGAGTTAGGAAAGACATCGTGGTGGGCAAAGATGGAGAGTTTATTCTTTTGTACTTTCGCGGGAATGACGATGTTAATTAGGTCATTAGACGTAGGGAACACGTCGGTAGATTTTGCTACCTGGATCTCATAATTTTTTGTGATAAGCCCAAGGATCTTGTTGATTCGTTTCTCCTTGTTCCTATCGGTGATGCTGAGAATCAATTCCTTGTTTGTCATGTTACTCCCCTAAAATAAAGATGGCCGCTTTCGGTGGCTTGGAAGAGACAGCGACGCCTCTACACCTACTAACGGCCAAGACTAATATTCTAGGCATAAAAAGCTGTCCTCCCAAGCAAAGCAAATCTAGCAGAAACTGATTTCAAAGTCAACAACTATCTTTTAGGATATTCTGGGTACAATTCTTTTACAACAAATGATCTCGCATTCTTTCCATTGTGTGTGAACAACAATGTGCTGCTGTTGCTAAAGCGAGTAATCCAGTCTAGGCATGCTCCGCATGGAGTAAAGTTAACTCCTTCTGCGTAAACAGCGATCTCAGCAATTCTGTCTAAAAACGGGCCAGTCATCCTTGATATTGCTCCGACTTCCGCGTGTATTGACGTCATCCATGGGCCTTCGATGTTCCATCCGGTGTACACTTTTTTAAAAACAGTGCGAATGGCACACCCAACGTGTATTCCGCTGTGCGGCGCAATCGCGTTTTTGCTGGCTGCACGTGCTTGTTTCATGAGGCTGTGCATGCTATCTGCTAACTCCGGCGATTGCCCCTAAGCACTGTGTAATACGAACGTCAAAGTAGACGGCCCATACACCACTCAACAGCCACATAAGTGTGCCGTGCCATGTTTCTGTTTTAAGTCTACCCCAAACCCAGAACCAAAGTAGGACTGTCACGCTATTTCTCCATTTGTATTTAGAACGCATCCGCACCACGGGCAATACACAAACTGTTCGCCCGCATACCTGACTCCATGTGTTGCCAACATGACGAACGCGTCGTCTATGTGTTTGATGTTAGTATTCCATCTATCACACGAGCACCTCATTTAGGATCCTCCCGCTCTTCTTTTACCCACCGCTTGTTTCCACTACCGTCATCAGCCACCTTCCAGAAGTCTTTTTCAATGTAGAGGTTGACGCCGGTACACCGATGATGACTGCCATCAAGTTCGTATTTTATTAGCCCGGCTTCGCCACCCTCCGGGTCGTAAATTTCCTGTATTGACGAGTCGTTCATGCACTTTAGCACCCAGTCCCTTAGCTCGTCAGCAGTTTCAAAGAATTGTATGCTACCTGTGAACCCACCATCATGAACGCGACAGTTAGGAAAGTATTCAGTTGAGCAGATGTACTTTTTCATTACGATTCCTGTGCCTTATGCTGGACCTGCAGATCATCAAGCCACTTCGCAGTGTTCTTCAATATAGATACGAGCTGCGGCTCCATGTTGAACCGCGTGGTGTTGATCTCGATACTCTTCAATATATTGCCGTCGTTGTGGCGCATACTGCTCGACTTCCAGTCACAGAGCATTTCAAGCACGTCAATGAGGGTCATGTCACTTACACCACCTGGGAAGTGCTCTGGATGATGTCTGCCGTGTGCATAATGGTGCTGCAGCGCCGGATCCATCTCCTTGAGATACTGTTTATAGGTGTCTGACCCATAGGTACACTTACGCAGTTTCTTAGTGTACAGCTCAAATATCTCAAACTCCGGAGATTCAAGCTTAGTTTGATCATGCGTTTCCTGACGTTCTAGAAGCTCCCTAATACACGTGTTTAGGTAGTTTCGTACAGTTTCAATATGCCGCATTGTTTTAAACTTAGCTGAACTCATGTTTGATCGTCCTCATGACTAGACTTGAACCTCTGGTTCCACTCCCAGCACGACTTTTTACGCTCATACTCGCGTACGTCGAAGTGGATTGTCACATACTGAGTGTATACGGATTTTGACGGCAGGCAGCTGTTGCTTGTATCAGCGTTCATTTTATGCTCTCGGCAGTCTTTCTACCAGCTAGAATAACTTCTTTAACACGACGCTTTGCCTCATAGAACATGTAATCTATGACGCGTCCTTGAATATCACTGTCGTACTCCTTAGGAACAAGCTCTCTGAGTTCATAGGCCGCTCCAAGAACAAGCTCATCAATGTGTATTATGAACTCTGTGGCCCGACCACGGTCGCTTATCTCACTTCTGAATGTTATCTTCACTCTTAGCTCCTTCTAAACGTGCAAGTACTTTGGCGCTGTAGACATGCAAAACTCCACGGTCATCTTCAACAACAAAGCGCTCTACTCCAGAGATCTTGTTAAAAGCAGCCACTACCGTGCCCTCAAATGTGTAGTCTCCGCCGACTTTCTTAACTTTGTCTCCTAGTTTATAATTCATTATGCCTTCTTTCCGCCGGAACCCTTGTGGTGGTTTCCGTCTTCGTGGTACCCCTTGGCACCCTTACGGTTGCGGTACCCGCATGAACACCACTTCTTGCTTGTTCTCTTCAACGGCTCTGCCATAATACCTCCATTATTTTGTACAAATAGCTCCACTTTTAAGTATGGTCATTCCCTCAATAGTGACGTCGCATCCGAAGTTAGTTGTACCACCCCCAAGAAACGCTGCGTTCTTAAGTTTTAGCTTGTTTCCAGTGACTATAGTTACGGGACTGAAGAAGAACTCGTGCCGTTCCTTGTTTTCAAGGAGAACCTTTACGTCCTCGATCCCGCTCCTGTATCCTTCGGAGTGACTCTTGTGTTTAACGTCTCTTAGTTCTACGTCCGTAAACACGTTGAGACCGAATATCTTCATGCCATCTCCTCCGGACACCACGGGTTAGAGCATATATCATCGAGAGTCCAGTACTCGCCGCATTTGTTGCAGAACTTTACGATTCGCTTAGCTTTGTTAACGTAAGCCTCATGCCACAGTTTTGTGCGCTCAAGCTTCTTTCTTTTCACCACACTCGATCTCCTCTTCTGACTTTAAAATAGTGTCAAAGTGCTCTTTGCAGACAAACATGAAGTCGTTATTGTAATCATTCCACCAAACCCTGTAGCACGCCGGATCACCACAGTCAGACCACCCCTCAGGTCCATTGAAAGGAACACCGTACTGGCACTTAGCTAGTGGCTCAAAATCACAAAAATGATCAGAGTCTTTCGTCATTTGCGATCTTTTCCCTTGTCACGTAGCTCGCAGCGGCATCCGTACTCGCAGTGCTCCATGCCGCACTCTGGGCATTCACAAAATGAATGTGCCTCTTCGCGGTGTCCGCAAGAGCAGTACTTTTTCTTACACTTACCTAGCTTCTTCATTTAAGACTGCCTCCGATCGACTCCGTGTCGCTTCCTCTTGGAGATCTTAATGAAGGTTCCGTCAAAGAGCCTAGGGTTTACCCCGGATTTAGCTATGAACCTGTTTACTATCAGGCGGAGCTTCTTGTCCCTATCAAAGGCATTCTTTATCTTAAGAGCTTCTGATACACGCTCGCGGAAGGTCATCGTGACACCGACACGTCTGCATCCGGGTTATCCCGGCAAGCAGCAAGGTACTTCTCAACGAAAGGAACAAAGTTTACGTACAACCCCCAGCCGTTACCTGAGTCAAACCTCTTAAAGTACTCAGGATCCTTCTTTAAACCCTCAAGGCCAGTCTCAAGTGGGGCTATAAGCTGTGATGCTTTAGTTATGCCGATCTCTTCAGGGCGCCACATACACTCGTAAATACCAGCCTCTCTAGCCATCTTACCGAGGTTATGTGTAATGTTAGCCGAGTAAACGTCTGTTGGCATGACTTTGGTTAGACGTACGTCGAGGCTCATTTTGTCTTGTCCTTTATTTTGTACTTGCTGGCTTCCTCTATCAAGTCAATGAGCGTATCCGCAACTGGCCGGCCCATCGCAATGATCTCTTCAAGCTTCTTGGCATACTCTTTATATGATATTGTCTTTTGCTTTTGTTTTCTCATCCGTTTAGGCATGTTATCCTTGATTCGAGGTATTTTTTAGAGGATCCGGTGGCTCGGGGTTGTGCAGTGTCGGAGGCTCTTTTGCTCGTAGCACTGCATCGTTCATTTCATTCAGTATTCCACCGTTGTACGGGTACGTTGTTGTTCCTACTTGTGTAACAATTTTTAGCCTCTGTATGTCGTATCCAGACTGCCCGGTAAGATTTTTTGATAGTTCTGCCAGCATAGCGTCGGCCCAGATGGCTCTTGCTTTAGCTATACACACCGCGCAGTGCTCTCTTGTCCATGCACTAGTATCCACACCTATCCATTTAGCTTTGTCTTCCCACCCTTCCGGCATAATGAAGTGAATCTCTTCAACTGGGGCAGTGGAGGCCAAGTAGCAACGAAGAGTCTCACCAGTCATGTTCTGCCATGGAAATGGAGATAGGTTTATCATTAGCAGCCTCCTAGGAGCGTGCACATGGCCACAGCAAGGACTAAAGTAACAATGTCACCTTTAGTCGCAAACGCCTGGAGCACCAGCACAACACCGATAATGGCCGCCGAGATCTGCTTATAGCTCACGAGGGGTCCTGTCCAGAGAGCACTGGCAGCACATCTGTCTTTTTGTGTTAACCGACTTGATTATCTTTCCGTCAAATCCTCCAGAGCACACTCCGTAGTCCCCAACTTTTTTCTGGAGACACACACGCTCGGTCACTTCTACGGTGTCATGCCAGCAATGTTTTTTACAACTTGATCTGGTGTCTCTCATCGAATGATACTGACCTCTGTGATGTGATACAGCTTGCACTGATTAGTGAAAAAGCGAGTCTTGATGGCTCCTTCTACATTGGTACTCCACACGATCATCATAATAGCCACCCCAATAACGAGTCCGCCTATAAAAAGCATCGCTGCTACAAATCCATCGTTCATTGTGTTCTCCTAATCATTGTTTGGTGGTAGATCAACATCTTCGAGTCCGCCACTTGTGTTGTTCCACTCATCTGGGAAGAAGTCAGGGATTTCGTCTTTGTTGATAAACCCTTTCCAGAAGTTTGGACCATGTGCTTCGGCAAATTCTACGATCCACTTTTCCCAAAGTTCAATGCACTCAATTCTTCGTGGATTAAATCTTGCATACTGCACCATTCCATCCGAGTTCGCGTGCATTATAAGGAAGCCGTTTGGAAACATCTTCTCGAGCGTTGTAAAATCTTTGAAACTGAATCCGGTGTCGTCTTTCATGTGTGCCCTCATCCTATATTACGGCTGTTTCAAGAAAAAATTATGATATTTCTTATTTTTATTTGAATATATTTTTAACTATTTTTTGTAGTAATTGTAACTCGTTATGTATCAACAAGATACAGATACGAAATAATTAACGATATATGTTGACAGTAAGGGCTTACCATGCTAGTATCCTCTCACGGTCAAGGTTGACCGGGCAAAGCAGTACAGCGGCACGGTAGGGGTAATCCCCACAGTAGCCAAAAGGAGAAACACAATGGAGCTCTTCAAAGCGTCAAATCAGTGGGCAACACGTCCGTCAGATGAACGTTTCTGGGACCTCAACGAAATGCAGCAAGCGTGTGAAGGGTACAAGCAGTCCGCGCAAGAAGTGCAAGTGAAGTATTCAGACCTACGGTTTGAAGCAGACGGCAGCGAGATCTTTGTTTCCGGAAAAGCTCGTATACCAGCCAAGCTTACGAACTGGGCGTTCGGCCAGGTCTGTCAGAAGGTTAACGCTCCTGCAAGCTATCTCCGCACACTCCCATCAACCCTCGCAGTCCAAAACCTTAACCATGGCTTTACCAAGCCAATTGATGAGGAAGAAAACTACGCCAAGCTTATGTTCCATAAAAATGGCAGCTTGGTTCTTCGTGCAGCAACTTCGCTCAAGTACAAGCGCGTTTGGAACGCGGACATTATCAGCAGCCTCCAGAGGTATGTTCCGATGGGGTGGCAGGTTCCGCCGGCACGTCCTGCCGGTGTTAAGAACGAACGTACCCGTATCGCAACAAGCGCAGACGTTCTCCGTCTGCAGAAGGGTGGCTTGTCCATCAATGAAGGTGACACGATCGCACCGGCCGGACTCTACGCCTCCGATCACGACATGTTCGTGTTCATGGTTAACGAGACTAATCCGGTAAACGATGGTACCGGTCACGGCCTCGGGCGCGGGTTCTTCCTCTGGAACTCTGAGGTTGGTGCTGCCAGCGTAGGTGTCATGTCGTTCCTGTACGACGCGGTGTGCGGGAACCACATTGTTTGGGGTGCCAAAAACGTCGAAGAGGTCCGCATCCGCCACATCGGCAATGCCGACACCAAGGCGTTTTCGAGCATTCGCGCTGAGTTGATCAGCTACGCCAACTCTTCGGTATCTGATCTTGAGGCACAGATCCGCAAGGCACGTGCTTTTGAGTTCGCCGGACCTGGTGCCAGCAAGGAAGCGGTTGTTGAGGCTGTTATCGCGTTTGCCGTGAAGGCCAAGGCCCCACTCTCTCAGAAGATCATTGCCGATGCCTACGATGTGGCCGTCAAAGAAGAGCGCTACGGCTCTCCTCGGTCAGCGTGGGCGATCGCCAATGGCCTCACTGAGCTCTCTCAGGAGTGCACTTACACTGACGAAAGGATCAAGATCGACAGGGCTGCCGGCAAGGTCCTGGAAATGGTGTTTTAATAGTTAGGCCAAATCGTCTGCGGGGTATCGGGGGGTGCCCCGCAGACGATTTGGCCTATCAAAATAGTTCAAAAAATATCATAATTTTTTCCGTAAACAGCCGTAATATAGAATGCGAGGGGAAGTATGAAGATCAATGTTGTTAAGCGCAGCAAGAATGTGAACCGTTTCGGAGCGAGAAAGTACACCAAAGTACCTTCTGAAACCGATCCGACAAAGTCTTACGATGTGGCTAAAATCCGGGTGCATGGGACGAAGAATTACAAGTATGTGTGCTCCTGCCCAAGCTTCTTGTTCAGACAAACCGCTTGTAAACATATAGCTTTGTTCAAGCAGAAGGAGTTCTAATGTCGTACATCAGCAAACCGAAAGTTAAGAAGTTTTTCAACGAGCGCGGCCGGCAGACTTCTCCGGATGGAATACACGCGATCGAAGTAAAGCTTGTGGAGTTTCTCGAGAAGATCGAGTCAAAGTGCGCTGGCCATAAGTGGCGTGTCAACGCGTCAATTGTCAACGTAACGAACATAAACTAGGAGACAGCGGCAATGAACAACGTTCTTGAGCTTGGCATAGAGCGGTGTAGGCACGGGGTGAATGCAGAGTTTTGTTGTCAATGCAGGTACGGCAAGATCCGTGAGACAGCCGGAGAGAGGGGCGTTCCTGATACGGTTACACTGATCCTCAGGAATCACATGTTTATACGGCAGGTGATCCCGCGTAGGCCGGATCATCCAGATGTGTACGTTGAGAAGTGGTTGCATGGAAGCGAAACCGGCGGTTACTTCAACAAGAGAATGCGATAAAATGGGAAAATCCAGGTGGTTGAGTGAGAGTACGGTTATCCGGTTCTTCACCAAGCTTGGTGGTAAGCTCGACTACTCAGCCACCTGGATCTATCTTCCTGTCCGGTACGGAACAATTGTAATGAACTTATACAGGCAGTCTGAGTTACCAGGAAAAAGATCACTAAGCCTTGAAATACACGACGCTAGGTGGACCAAGCGCGGAAACGTTCATATTGTGTCTTACTGGGGCTGGCCAAGGAGTATGAAAGAGCTACAGGAGATCTGGAACGGTATACGTGAGACATATGGAATACTTGGCGGCGTAGCATGGTTTGCAAGAAGCCCGCTACTATCTTGAAACACGCCTAACTCTGGAGGAACACAAAATGGGATTTGATCTATACGGAGTACTTCCTGGAAAAGAGAAACCGACATTCGACTTCAAAGACAAGGAGAGCACTGACGCGTATTTCAAGTGGCAGCAGGACACTAAGGGGTCCTACTTCAGGAACAACGTGTGGTGGTGGCGGCCTCTTTGGAAGTACGTGTGCACCACATGCGGCGACATCCTAAGCGATCGTGACATGGAGCGCGGTAGCTACAATGACGGGCATCTAATCGTCTCTAGCAAGGCCAGTAAGCTCTCAGACCGTCTCCAGAGCCTCATTGACTCAGGTGAAGTGAAAAAGTACGCTGACGCGTACAAAAAACACTTAGAAAGCCTTCCGAAGAAGAAATGTTGGCTGTGCAAGGGGACTGGCAAACGGAACGACATGGAAGTTAAGGACGGATGCAACTCATGCAGCGGTACAGGATTTACCGACGACGAAGATAAGAGTTACCCATTCAATGAAGAAAACGTTCAAGAGTTCGCTTGGTTCTGTGCGGCCAGTGGCGGATTTGAGATCAGCTAAGGAGAAACAGATGCTAGTACAGGAAGCTCGGAAGTTAATGAGGAAGTATGGCCCTAGTTCGGCCATGTACCAGGGTAGTGAGAAGCAGAAGGGCGTTATTCGTCAGCTGTGTCTTTACAATCCAGATCTTACATTCCAGGAGAACATGAGGATTCTTGGGGTTAAGCAGTATAAGTCACTGCGCGATCTTGTACTCAGGTATAAGCTTCCTAAGTACACGAATGTGAAGGTGGCAAAGAACTACCAAAGGCTTTGGGATGAGACCAAGTCCATTAGCGAGAACGCGGAAAGACTGGGCATTAACTATGGATGCGCCAATTCAGTGAAAGCAAGGTTTAAGTTCGCTGCAAAAAGGTATAAACAGCACACCAAAACTCGTGCCAAGTGCAACCGCTTAGAGGTTATATTCCTCAGGAATCGCGGGTACACGTGGGACAGCATCGCGAGGCTCTTTGGAGTGACCCGCCAGTGTGTCCACAGCCTATTCAATTCCTCTGTCAGCTTGCTTCCTAAGGAAGCGCTGCTGCGGAAAGAAGGAACTGCTTAGAATGATATTCTTCACGTCTGATCACCACTTCAACCACAAGAACGTTATTAAGTACTGTGACAGGCCTTTTAGTGACGTTACGGAGATGAACGAGGCCATGATCGCTAACTGGAATGGTGTGGTGCGGCCTACGGACAGTGTGTACCACTTAGGGGACTTCTGCTTTGGTGATGCCGGCAAGATCCTGGACCGGCTAAACGGAAAGATTCACATGGTTGTAGGAAGCCATGACAAGCAGATCTGGGATTACAAAAGCAGGTTCGCTGAAATAGGTCGCATTTTAGAGTTTGAGGAGTTCACACTCTGCCATTATGCAATGCGGGTGTGGCCGCGGTCTCACTACAATACCTGCCATTTGTTTGGCCACAGCCACGGCCACCTGGAGGGGCAGGGAAAGAGCTTTGATATCGGAGTTGATTCCTGGGAGTTTACGCCGGTGTCTTTGGAGCGAGTACGAGAAGAAATGGCCAAAAGGCCTGACAACTTTAACCTAGTACAAAACAGGAGATAGCAATGCATCTTACAGCAGAGCAAAAGCAGGAAGTACACAAGGCGAAATTTAACCTGCGCGGACGGCGTGGAAAGAGGAATTGGCAAATGCGCACCAAGGAGGTCGCAGCGGCTAAGGAGGTATTGTCGAAATATGACATTGAGTATACGCCGAAGTGGATGAAGGACGGGAAGTTATAACCGATTATGGCTAATCCGATTGATAACGCTTCAGCCAGGTTCATGCTTAAAGAAGTGGATGATAGGGTATCGAGAGGGGCAAAGAGGATCCAAGTTGACGCGGCACTCAGGCTCGAGCGAGTTCGAGCTAAAGTAGTTTCGTGCCGCAGTCTTTCGAAAGACGAAGGAGTGTTTTTGCAGCAGCTGTATGAACGGTGCACAGAACTTACACGTATAAAATGGTAGGAGAAATAAATGGGCAGAGTGGAGTACACTTTTGAAGATCTTGATCGTGTTAAGCAGCAGTACCGGACAAACTTTGAGCGCCTTATGAGCTCTGTCAGTAACATTCAGCGCAAGAAGCACCAGAAAGAGGAGAGCAGGCTCGTTAAGCTCGAAACATCCATTCAAAAGCAGCTTGGCGTGTTCATCCATGGGCCATCATGTCCCGGGAACACATCTCACTGCGGAAAGTGTAACAAGACTGATTGCGGGTTTCGGTATGTCCCGAAGAACCCGATAGAAGACGCGGGTACGAGAAAGAAATACGCGAAGAGAACGACGAAAGTAGCATGACGAGTCCAAACATAGTATTTACAACAGAGAACTTTAAAAAGTTCAAGCAGCTGTACGCGGCTACACAGAAAGGTGACGTTTTTGTGTTTGAGGGCCGCGAAGTTCTGCATGACTACGCTAAGTACGTAATTGAGTATCTAGAACCGAAGTTTAGAAAAGGAGGTACATATGGTGCACAAAAAAGCGAAGAATACATCAACAACTAAGCCAGTTGCCGGAACGTGCTTTTGCTGTATGGCCGACATGGTTCTTTCAGTAAGCAAGAACAAGAGATTTGCCCTTGGAATATGTGAAGTTCTGTACGACAAGAAGCACTCTAAAGTACAAAAATAGTTATTGACAATAATAAGTCGTAATGATAGAGTTATGTGTAGTCACAGCAGTTCATACAAAGGAGAAATTACATGGACGAGTTAATTAGTCATCTGTTGAAGCTTACGAATGTTCTCGAGGCACGCGGAGGCCAGATTGTGTTTCCGAATGCCATTGTTGCAACTCACTCGGCACTTCCTGGAGAGCCAGAGCACCTCGGAGTTTGGTGGTACCACTTGCCGTCAAAGAGAATGGTCTACTCCAAGGACGCGGAGACCCATCTTGACTCTGAGTTTAGAGACTCAGTTCCAGAGCTATACGCGGCAAGAATACCCAATAAAGTATTAGCGAATCGTGCCGGCTGGATAAGCGGACGGCTCGGGTACGACAACGCCAAAAATGTGTTCGCGTTTGTATATTTACAGGAGCTCAACGGGCACTTGCCTGGATCTGTTGCGGCCGACATCCTGCAGCAGCTTCGCCGCAAGTCCGGTCACAGTATTCTCAACCTTACTGATGAAGACGGGTACTCACTCGCTGAGAGGCGTGGGAAGGCGGTTTAATTCATGGAGAACTTTCCATTCAGGGCGCCACTAGTAGTCGGCTACAAGGGCGAGATAGGGTCGTTCATACTGCAAGGGCTTCTAAGGCACATGCCTAAGGCATTAGATATCTATTGTGTAGACAAGAACGAAAGCCACGACGAGGTGACAGACCGGATTAAGCGTTCCGATGTTATCTTTCTGTGTGTTCCCATCAAAGAGACTGTGCACTGGCTCATACAGTACAGAGCACTGCTTAAAGGTAAGGTGGTATACGAGCAGACATCTTTAAAGAGCACTGTGTACAAAAACATTAACAAGATATTCGCATACAAGGCGAATTTCGAGCTCAAGTCCATGCACATTCTCTTTAGGCCGTCCGCAACGCCGAACAAGAGTGACCGAAAGGTCGCTATCATAGATCCTACCAAGTTTGGTCCAGAGGAGACGGCGGCTATTGCAGCAATTACTGAATCGGACATACAGTGGATCGTCAACCACGCGATGCATGATCTTATTATGGCCAGGCAGCAGGCCTTAATGCACAGAGTGCTTCTTACGCTCGATCGTACTGTTGGCAACAACCCTAAGACGTACATAAGCCTTAAAGTCCGTGAGCTGTGCGATAGGATCCTGTCCGGAGACGCTGGACTATACGAGAGCATTCAGAACAACCACTACCTGCCGAAAGCTCTTAACGAGTTTAAGAGAAATCTCAGGAAGTTTAACATCAAAAACGAGTTCAAAACATGAGCCTATCTGACTGTGCACACTGTTGGGAAACACCATGTTGCTGTGGGTATAGCTATAAAGACTGGTCTAAACAACGGCTGGAGGAGCAGATCGAAATGCTCAAAAGCGTACTTGCGGGAACGAACGTCTACTGCAATAAGAAGGCACAAAATGGCTGATCTGTATTTGCATAGGCTTGTAAGCAATCATAGAATCGTTGGATACGAAGCAGCAATTCAGCAGCCGGATGGCACAATTAAATGGATGTATCGGCGCTGCCACCCGAGAAGAGGTGAGCTACCAGGTTTGTTTGACTGGAGTTTTGAGGGACTGTCTCATGACACAAAAAATATAGCCGCTGGAGTAATTGATGGTAAATTTCGGGATCAGAAACTACAAATATATGAAGGAGACATTTTACAGTGCTACCCAAGCACGCGTGACGAGGGGCTTTATGTAGTGACATCATATGAGTACGCCGACGGGATAGATTCCAGAAGAGGTTTAAAATTTGGTAAATATGAGTTCACGCCGTGCACGCTGGTAGGAAATATCTACAATAATCTTGATTTCTATAACTCAAAATGCCGCAAAAAAGAGAGAATAAATCCATATGTACAAGTTCAAAAATGAAGAAATGAAAGTCCCGGCATTCATATGGTCTGCGGAGGGATCGATCGAGGAGTCTGCTCTGTCACAGATCAGCAACCTCTCGAAGCTCCCATTCGCGTTCCACCACATCGCGATCATGCCGGACTGCCACTCTGGATATGGCATGCCAATCGGTGGCGTGTTGGCCGCGGAGCGTGTGGTTATTCCTAACGCGGTTGGTGTGGATATCGGTTGTGTTGACAAAGATACAGAGTTTCTTACTGGTTTTGGATGGAAGAAAATTTCGGAGTACAAGGATGAAAAAGTAATGGAGTACTGTCCAGATACTGGGGCAGCTAGACTTGTTACGCCTGAGAACTACATAAAGGTGCCGTGCGAAAAATTTATACATTTTAAAACAAAATATGGCATTGACCAAATGGTTAGTGAAGATCACAGATGTTTAGTATTCCTTAACGATAGGAAGACCAACTTCTCTAAGTATCAAGTAGACTTGGCTTCTGAAATACTTCAAAAGCACTTGTCCACAAAAACAGGATACAGGCATAGATTTGTAACAACATTTACTCCGGAATTAATAACACGTGTTAGTCTTACAGACGCCGAGCTAAGAGTAATGGTAATGTTCTGTGCCGACGGCTACATAGACAGAACTCGGGGGCTACTCAGGGTCAAAAAAGATAGGAAAGTTAAGCGTGCAATAAAGCTACTGAATGATGCTAATATAAAATATATACAAAGTGTCAATAAGTATGATGGTGTAACTCATATACGATTTTCTCCTCCTATTCTTGAGAAAGGTCTAAAGCAATTTTGGAATGCTAGTTTTGAGCAGCTTCTTGTAGTAAATGATGAAGTGCTACATTGGGACGGTAACGAGAAAGATCAAGTATTCTTTACTCGGAATCGGGAAGACGCTGATTTTGTTCAATACGTCTTCTCCTCGTGTGGATTTAGGAGTGTTCTTCGGACAGATATTGGGAGAAGCGGGCTAGATAGTGAATTAGACTATCGAGTATTTAGATCAACTAGCACTAAAATAGGAATGAACGGGTACCCAAAAACTAAAATGTCGTATGCTAAAAGTGAAGACGGGTTTAAGTATTGCTTTACAGTCCCGTCTGGATTTTTTATCGCAAGAAGAAACGGGAACGTGTTTGCAACAGGAAACTGTGGTATGTGCGCTCTAAAGACTCCGTGGACAACTGAGTGGATCACCAAAGAGGTCATTAAGAAGCTCTTTGGAGGCTCGAAGGAGCATCACGGCGGCATCAGAACGGTTGTACCGGTAGGGTTTAGTCACCACGGTGAAAAACAGAACGAGCAGCTTATGCCTGAAACGCGATCAATTCGCCAGGCTTTCCTAGTCGACTCAAGTATTGTTGAGCAGGAGTACCAGTCTGCCTTGAAGCAGATTGGGACGCTCGGCGGTGGGAACCATTTTATCGAAATACAGAAGGATCAGACTGGGTTTATTTGGATCATGATTCACTCGGGAAGTAGGAACATTGGCTTTAAGGTTGCTAAGCACTACAATGACCTCGCTAAGGAAATGACTGCAAAGTGGTTTTCGTCAGTTCCAAAGGAGTCTGACTTGGCATTTCTTCCTATAGACAGCACTGAAGGTCAGAAGTACCTACTTGAAATGCAATACTGTGTCGAGTTTGCGCTGGCTAACCGCAAGCTAATGATGGAGCGCATTGTAAATGTGTTTAACAGCACTCTTGGTGGCAGCATCGACATGAGCGGAATGATAAACATTGCTCACAACTACGCCACTGTCGAAAGCCATTTTGGAAAGAACGTTATGGTTCACAGGAAGGGAGCGACTTTAGCCAGAGAAAACACTATCGGCATCATCCCTGGATCTCAGGGCACCAAGAGCTACATCGTCAAGGGTAAAGGTAATCAAGAGAGCTTTATGTCCTGCTCACACGGCGCCGGCAGGACTATGAGCCGTACCAAGGCTGAGAACACCCTAAACCTTGAGGAAGAGCAGAGGCGTCTGGACGATCAGGGCATCATTCACGGTATCCGGACAGCAAAGGACCTTGATGAAGCTGCGGGCGCGTACAAGCCGATTGATCAGGTAATGAAGAACCAGGAAGATCTCGTCGAGATCGTGGTTGAACTGCAGCCTTTAGGGGTCATTAAAGGCTGATATGACACAGACTAAAGAATGTTGTTGTTGTAAAAAAATTTTGGAACTTAGCTGTTTCTGCAAACAGCAGCACGGAAAACTTGGAGTACGTGGGCAGTGCAGAGAGTGCTCAAAGAAATACTCGTACAAATTCAAAAAGGTATGCAAGGTTTGCCACAAAAGGTTTACTGGATGTAAGAAGTCTATCTATTGCTCAAAGATTTGCTGTGGAGCAGACTTTAAAAACTACTTGGATCGAAATCATAAAGTATCTGTATCCAAGCTCAATGAATTAAATCCACAGTGGAGGGGTGATGATGTTGGTTATGCCTCACTACACGCCTGGGTGAGACGTAAGTTAAAAAAACCTAGTAGGTGTATATGCTGTCAAAAAGTAAAACCTCGTGATGTCGCAAACATAAGTGGAAAATATAAAAGAGATCTTACTGACTGGGAATGGCTTTGCCGAAGATGCCATATGGAAACTGACGGAAGAATGATGAACTTAAAAAGGAGCAAAAAATGAAGATGGTGTGTGCCGAATGTAATTTTGAGCTTAGTACCGAGCAAAACGGGATCTTTGTGATCGAAATGGCTGACTTCGGGCCCTACAAGATCTACTCAGCGGACCTGTATAAATGTGCTGGGTGTGGCAAAGAAACTGTGGCTGGCTTTGCAACTAACCCGTATTCGGAGCACTTCGAAGATGGGTTCCAGAATGTTTTGGAGAGGGTTAAAAGTGGCAGGCATTTCTACAACTACGGGCGGACCGGGAGATACAAGAAATGAGTAATACCGAAAGTAAAACATGTCAAAATTGCTTCTACGCTGACGGTGGAACATGTGGAAACTGCTCTGCACAGCCGGAAGGAGCAACTACAGAGATTTCCGCTGGGTTTGTCTGCGACAACTGGAAACATCAGTTAGCTAAAGTCATTTTCCTGGATGTAGATGGTGTAATCAATTCGCGTAGAACGTGTATAGCGTACGACGGATACCCCTGGGAAGTAGATAAGCAGGGTTTAAAGATGTTTGACCACGTTGCTATAGATCTTATTAGAGTTGCATGCGAGAAAACTGGGGCCAGGATAATCCTATCCTCTACATGGCGGCGCTCGACAGGGCACGTGAACATGGCAGTAGCAATGCATCTTCCGATGATGGATTCTACGCCTGAAAAGCTGTCCTCAGCGCGTGGCGAGGAGATCGCTATGTGGCTTCGGGACCACCCAGAAGTGGAGCAATACGCTATTGTAGACGACGACAGCGACATGTTAGATGGACAGCTTCCATACTTTGTCAAGGTAGATCCGGATAATGGGCTGTCTTATAAGAACTACCTAAAAATATTGGAGCTGCTCAAATGAAAAAGCAATACTACATCGAGAACATTGAGCGTGGATGTGTTGGAAACTGCCTTCTGTGGTGGGTTAAGGACGGCCACGGGTACCATTGTGATATCCGTAAAGCCCACAAGTTCTCGTATAAAGAGGCCAGAGAGCTCTGCCGCGGTAGGAAGAAGTATAGGATGTGGGAAGTTTCGTACATTGACGCACACACGAGGCCACACGTAGACATACAGGGGCTGTTAAAGTGACTCTGGACGACTACTGGGACGATGAAGAAGATGAGGATGATGACGACTATGAGGACGCTCCGGAACTTGTGGACGCCATCCACAGTCACTGCATACGGTGCGCTGGAACTCTTTTTGAGCCCAGTAAATGCCAGTTTAACAAATGCCCACTGTTCGCGTATAAGCCGCAGAGAACAACATGATCCGTAAGCTTATGTGCTTGTTCGGGCTTCACAGTAAGCACCGCTCGTTTAAGATCGTTAAAGGAGTACGACGATACTACTGCTGGAGCTGCGGTAGGAGGATAAAGTGAGGTTGTATAAAGTGCTTCACATTCCTTCTGAGCTGTACTGGAAACCGTCGACGCACGCGAACAAGCGAAACCTTAGTCCAAAAGGAAAAGTGTACCAATCAAAACCTAGCATTGAGTCTTGGTTAAATAGTTGTGGGAGGTTGTCGTACACAGAGTATGAGCAGTATCTTGATGGAATGGTTTGGAGAGAACGTGTAATACAAGTCCCGACTCAACTAAAGGATTGGAAGATTATTGAACTGAACATTTCGGAGGAATGATAATGGGATGCTACGAGACAATAACGTTTAAGTGCCCGAATTGCGGGGAAGAGCTGGCGGCACAAAGTAAGAGTGGCCCTTGTGCGCTTGGAGTCTACTCCCATGAAAGTGTCCCTATAAATGTTGCCATGGACGCCAACCGACATGCTCCATTCTTATGCTCGTGTGGCAAATCATGGCAGTTTGTGACTGCTAGTCCTGAGGGACGCATATTTCTACCAATTGAGGAGGTGTAGGAAATGAGCGACTTTGAAATCACACCTGAGGCGATCATCACTGGCAGACCCGTTATCAAAACACAATGCAAGACGTGTCAATACAGAAAAGCTGACATCATGGATCGTGACGGAAGGTTTGACACATGCCGAGTTCCCGGTCCGGCTACAGGGTTGGCGGAAGCAGCTATGTATTGCTCCGTTAAACGTCGGTATGACTACCCAGGAGAGTGCCCTGAATGGGCTAAGAGGGAGCTTCCCGTTAGCATATTCGAGGTTTTGTTTAAAAAGTTGTTCGGTGGTAAGAATGGCAAATAAGAATGCTTTAGACGACTGGTGCAGTGGCTCACAGCCGAAGTGCCCGCTTCCATCTGACATGATCTCGCGGCTACGCGACATGCCGTCTTGGGAAGAGCGCGAGAAACGTAAGCAGCAAATGATTGATCACGGGGACGTTGATCCCGACTACTTCAACAGATAATGAGGACCACATGGCAAACCACGAAGATCGCGAATACACAGACGCACTAGACATCTATCTGGCGCTATCAAGAACTAAGGACGGCCAGGAAGCTCGGTGCTTTCGCGTTGTTGCAAAGCGTCCAGAAGAGGATCTAGCTATGCTCGAGGCACGCGTGCGGCTGCTTGGCGGCAAGTGGAGGATCCATAAAACTGTTAACAAGCGTGACGCGGAGAAAGCTCGTATCTGGCTTATCCACAAACTAATCGACTTTCCTGAGGGCCGCGGGTTTGTGGACTCTCTCTGGAGGACCGCTCTGCTCCAGTCCGGATGTATTTACGGGGAGAAAAAGTTTCTGCTTGACGTCGACACGAAAGAGCAGAGCAAGCTAGATGTTGTCGGAAAGTACATACCACACGAAGTTATGCTGGAAAGTGTGGAGACAGAAAACGGATGGCACTTCATTACAAGGCCATTTGACACCAGAGAGGTGTGTTCGCTTCCATACGTGTCGCTGCAGCGTGACGGGTACGTGTATGTCAAAACAGTCAACGATCAAAAATAGTTGTTGACAGTAAGCACTTATAGTGCTAGATTGGGGGAACAGTGAAGAACAAATTCGCACAGGCGCTCGGTAAGCTTGCGAGGGGAGTACCGAAGAATTACTCTCCGGAAGAGCGCAGGAAGAGATCGGACAGAATGAAAGAAATGAATAGGCTGAGGCGCGAAGCATCGCGTGCATCCAAACGCAGGAAGGAGGCGTAGTGAGGGATACAAAACTCGAGTTCATGGCTCACACAGTTGTTGGCGTTATTCTTAGCACCATCAGGAGGAATGGACTTGAGAAGACCCTTGAAGATCTGCATGCGAGTTGCCAACACATGCCAGAGAGCGACGAACTAGTCTACCAGGGGCTGCTCAAGATCATTAGCAACATCACAGACGAACACAAGCGTATCGCAGAAGCAAAACGAAGCTCAAACTAAACCAAACAAGAAATAGGGGGAAGCAAGAATGAAAACCAAAACGTTATCAGTGGCGAAGATCGAAGACAAGCACGTTCGGGAGTACCTTCAAAAGGTGTATCCTGGTTCACAGATCTATGTCCGCAAGGCAGATCATCAAAAGGCAAAGAGCATTCGGGATGGAATAAAGACGTTTCTCGCCGCCAATTTCAACGAGGAGGACATCTGCCGGCTTCTTAAAATTGGTCCGGCGAAGTATAAGTGTATGTCTGAAGAGATCCTCAAAGACAGCCCGAACATCCGCCGCCAGGCCATGACGACTATTGCCAAAGAGAGCATTCCGGAAGAAAAGAAGACACGCCGGTACGTGAGAAGGAACAAAGCGTACTGGGCCAAGCACTCCGGAAAGAAGCAAACGCGGCAATACATTAAAAGAGATGTCGCATTCTGGTCCAATCACCCAGGTAAAAAGCTGGCCGCATCCTAAGTCGCCGGTT